AGAATCTTGAACTCTTGCAGAATCTTGAACTCTTGCAGAATCTTGAAGGTCTGCAAAGGCTTGAAGGTCTGCAAATAGATTATAGGGATGTGCAAATTCCATTAAATGCGGTTGTATACGCAGACCCCCCTTATAAACGAACAAACTGCACAGGCTATAAACGTGGTTTTGACCATGAATCGTTTGAAAGGTGGCTTTCGGAAGTCCCGTTTATGGTGGTTGTTAGCGAGTATGAAGCGCCAAATGGATGTTTGGAAGTTGCAAGCATAAAGAAGCAATCTTCTATGGGCACTGGGAATAAAGGCGGTTCTAATACTGAAAAGCTGTTTGTTCAAAAGCGATTTGCTGAATTGTACAAACAGATGATGGGGAGATTTTGACGGAAAGGAGGAACACATGGCTGAGTATCAGATGGTCGTTGGCGGATTTTTGAATAATCCGCTGACTGGACGCAGACCGATTGAAACGCCGGAGACGGAAATCAATCGGGAGAATGTACTGAAAGTGGTAATGGGCAAAGCAGAGCCTATTCATCTGCTGAACAAGAACGAGATTCGCTTTCTGCACAACTACTACTTGGGCAATCAGCCTGTCCTCCACAGAACGAAGGAATACCACGCGGAAATCACGAACCGCATTGTAGAGAACCACGCCAACGAGTGCGTGGGCTTCTATACAGGATATATGAGCGGCACGCCGTGCTCTTATGTGCGGTCTGAAACGGCAACAGGTGACGGTGAGGAAATCGCCCGGCTGTCTAATGCCTTGCAGTATGAGGGTAAGGATGCGCTTGATCGGCGGCTCTGGCAGTGGATGTTGGAGTGCGGACAGGGATACCGCATTGTTCTTCCTGACAAGGGGTATGGCGGTAACTACCCGGACGAAACGCCTCTGCTGGTAGATGTTCCCGACCCAGACATGGCGTATGTGATTTACAACTCCGGTATCGGTCACAAGCCGATTGCTAACGTGCTGCACATCCCACGCAATTATCAAAATGACCTGAACGACCTGATTTGCGTGTACACGCCAAACCAGTACTTTGAAATCGACAACGGCAAGGTCACGAAATCTGAGAACCATTCTCTCGGAATGTTGCCGATGGTCGAATACAAGCTCAACCCGGAGCGCATGGGTCTGTTTGAACCGGCTATTCCTGTTTTGGATGCCATTAACGACCTTGAAAGCAACCGTCTGGACGGTGTAGCGCAGTTCATCCAGTCCATCATGGTGTTCACAAACTGCCTTGTGGACAAGGATGCTCTCGACCAAGTAAAAGAGCTTGGCGCAATGTGCCTGAAATCCACTTCTGGTCTGCCCGCTTCCGTCTCACAGATTGCAAACGAGCTTGACCAGCAGCAGAGCCAGACCTTACTTGATTCCATGTTGAACGTGTACCGTAGCTTGACTGCCATGCCTAGTGCTACCGGCAGCGAGAACGCAACGTCTGACAACGTGGGCGCAGTTATCGTCCGAAATGGCTGGAATCACACAGAAGCAAGAGCACAGCAGTACGAGAATATGTTCAAGTTCTCGGAACGCCAAAGCTTGTCTGTAATGCTGAAAATCCTGCGTGACACGGCTGGTTCTAAGCTAATGGCAAGCGACATCAACATCAAGCTGCCACGCCGTCAGTACGACAACCAGCAGAGCAAGGTTCAGATTTTCGCACAGATGCTCGGTCAGAGCATTGACCCGCAGTTGGCGTTCACTACGCCCGGTCTGTTTCCCGACCCACAGGCTGCTTACGAAATGAGCAAGCCCTTCCTGATTGCCGCTGGCAAGCTAGGCGAGGATGGGAAAGCTCCGAAGCCGCAGGAACAGCCTACTGACAATATTGCCGACAACGGCAAAATGTTTGGCGAACAGGCTAATGCAAAGGAAGGAGGACAAAAATGAAGAAGCTGTTTATTTCTTGCCCGATGAAGAATCGGTCGGAAGAAAATATTCGGATGACGTTTGACCGTTTGCACAAGATTGCCGAAGCAGTGTACGGTGAGAGCCTTGAGGTTATCCCTACCTATATTGAGGATAATCCACCTAAGTGCAGAACTGAAGGGCTTTGGTATCTTGGCAAGAGCATCGAACTCCTCTCGCAGGCTGATTATTTCATCGGTATTTGCGGCGATAATGCGTGGCTGTATAACGGCTGCACTGTGGAGGCTGACGCTGCAAAGCTTTATGGAATGCCGGTTTATCTTGTCCCTACAAATTTTTCTGCGCCTGATGTAACAAGCGCAGAAGCGGTTTATAACGCAGCAGGAGAACGAATCGACTAAAAATCAATCCGCATAAGCGGGCTGATATATTCCGGCAGGGAAGCCGGGATACAAATTTCGCAACGTTGCAGGGAAGCAACGGTAAAAAACGCAGGAGGAAATTAACGATATGAAACTCAATGTGTTGCTTGGTGATGCTTACAAAGAGGGTATGACCGCCGATGAAATCATTTCTGCGCTGGAAAAGGTTGCAGACCCTAGCGCAGAGGTCGAGAAGCTGCGCAACGCCGTGACGAAAGCCAACGGCGAAGCCGCCGAGTACAAGAAGCAGCTCAAGGCAAAGCGTACCGATGACGAGAACGCCGCACAGGAACAGGCTGACAAGCTGGCAGAGATGCAGAAGCAGATTGAAGCCCTGACTGCCGACAAGGAGAACCTCGTCAAGGAAAAGACCCTCGCATCTTACCGTGAGAAGTTCGTTGCACAGGGTTATGACGCTGAACTGGCTGGCAAAGCTGCATCTGCACTGGCTGACGGCGACATGGATAAGGTGTTTAAGTTCCAGTCGGAGTTTATGACCGCCCACGACACCGCTTACAAGGCTTCTCTGCTGAAGGATATGCCCACTCCCCCGGGCGCAAACGGCGGCGGAAATTCTGACAGCGAAGGCGTGGCATTTGCCAAGAACCTTGCGCAGCAGAACGCAAATGCTTCTAAGGCATCGAGTGACGCAATGAGTGCTTTCCATTAACAAGGAGGAAAACATGAAGTTTATCCGAAACACGGTCAACGGAATCAACGATACCATCCTTGCTTCCAATGACTACACTGCCATTCCCTTTACCGTGACCGAAGCCGCTGCGGTTAAGGCTGGCTACCCTATGACGCTGGCTGGCAAGAAAGCTGTTGCTGCTGGCGAGACTGGTTCTAAGACCATCAACGCTGACGGCATCCTGCTGTATGACGTTGACCCGGCAGAGAACCCCAATGCTTCCCTGCTGATTCGTGGCGTTATTGACACCAAGAAGGCGGCAGCAAGTTCCAGCTTCACCTATGACGCTGACGCAATCAAGGCACTCAAGACTGCCGTTCCCGGCATCTTCTGCCGTGACAACATCAGCGTAAACGCTTAATAGGAGGTAAAACAACATGGCACTGAATCTTAAGGAAGTCTTTGCCCCGGCTGCGATTGCCGCCTATTGGACGAATGACCCTACCAATGCGATTCCTTTTGCATCTGATGCGCTGTTCCCTGCAAAGAAGAAGGCTGGTCTTGACCTGAAGTGGCTGCGTGGTCACAAGGGCGTTGGCGTTTCCCTGATGCCCAGCGCATTTGATGCAAAGGCTACGTTCCGTGCCCGTGAGGGCTTCAAGTTTGATGAAACCGAGATGCCGTTCTTTCGTGAAGGCTACCATCTGGGCGAGAAAGACCGTCAGGAAATACTTCGTGTTCTGGACAGCAACGACCCTTATGCTCGTGACGTGATGAACCGTCTGTACGATGACACCGCGCAGCTTATCACCGGCGCACGCATCGTTCCTGAACGCATGATCTGGCAGCTGCTGGCTCCCGTCAATGGCGTTCCTGGCATCACCATCAAGGCGAACGGCGTGAACTACACCTACAACTACGACCCGGACGGCACTTGGAAGTCCACCAACTACAAGGAAGTCTCTGCTGCGAAGTCTAAGTGGAACGTCACCACTGCCACTCCCATTGCCGACCTGAACGCCGCAAAGGATGCTGTTCTGGCGAGCGTGGGCGAGGTCGTGACTGAGGTGTACATGAACACCGCAACCTTCCGCAACATGATTGCTGCGGATGAGGTGAAGAACCGGTTCATGACCGTTACCGCAAAGGCAAATGCCGTTCTGCTGGATGCTGAAGCACGGCAGATTATTGAATCTGCAACCGGTCTGAAGATTCATCTGTACGACAAGATGTTCAAGGCAGACCAGTACAGTGCAAGCGAGAAGTATCTGCCTGACGGCATGGTGGTTGTTACCCCTGCTGGCGCACTGGGCAATGTCTGGTACGGCACTACTCCTGAAGAAGCAGACCTGATGTCCGGTCAGTCTGGCGCATCCGTGTCTATCGTGAACACCGGCGTCGCCATCACCACCGAGCTGACCGTTCATCCGGTCAATGCCAACGTCTACGCTTCCGAAATCGTCCTGCCGTCCTTTGAGCGCATGGACGCTGTGTACTGCATCAAGGCTTACTAAGGCGAAAGGGGGAAAGCAGCATGGGAGACCAGTATTCCGAAGCGGCAGTCAAGCTGGGGCAGTACATTGCCCCTGCACTTGACCGTGAAATCACGGACGAGGACTACCCACTCTTCGACCTGCTGCTTGATTTCGCCAAAGACAAGATATTTGCACAGGGCTACCCCTTCGGCAACAAACCGGACGAGTTACCCTTGCAGTATCAGTCGTTGCAGATACGCATTGCAGCGGAACTGTACAACCACATCGGCGCAAACGGACAGACGAGTTATACCAATAACGGTATCACTCGTGTGTGGGAAAGCTCCGATGTGGCGCAATCCCTGCTGAACGAAGTAGTTCCGAGAGTAGGTGTTATCGGCTGATGTTTAATGGTAGTCCGCTGGATAAACGCCCGCTGTGGTATTCAAACCCAGTTGGCGAGAAAACGCCTGTTGTGGACGAGTGGGGAAACGAGACTGGCGAATCCGCATACGAATCGTGGAGCGACCCCGCAAAGCTGATGCTGAATGTCAGCCCCCCTACTGGTTCTGCGGAAGCAAACCCTTTTGGAGCGTTCACGGATTACAGCTACGTTGCCAGTTCGTCCAGTAAAAAGCGCAACACACCGCTTTATGAAGGTACGCGCGTCTGGTTTCAGACGGACGTTTCAAAGCCCTTCAATTACACTGTGGTCAAGGTCGCAGAGCATATTACGGACACGTTGTATGCGCTGAAAGAGGTGGCTGCAAGTGAAAATTAAAGTGAGGTTGAGCGATGCCGGACTTCGTGATGCGGAACGTCAGATACGGGAGTACGAGACCACCCTGAACAAAAAGGCACAAGAGTTTGCAAAGTCATTGGCTGACAAAGGGCTTGATGTAGCGAAAGTTCGCTTTGCAAATGCAGAATATGCCGGTAGCAACGATGTCTCTTGTCGTGTTGAGCAGAACGGAAACATTTGCACCATCATTGCAGAGGGCAAGTCAGTCGCCTTTATCGAGTTTGGTACCGGTGCACATCACAACGGATATGGCGGCGAACTGCCGCCCGGTGTTGGTGCGCATGGCTCCTATGGTCAAGGCAAGGGTGCTGGCAGACGTTGGTACTACTACGGTGACCCCGGTAATGCCGGAACCTATGTGGATACCGTTCCCGGCAAGGGACAGTTGAATTACACCAGCGGTAACGAACCAGCTATGGCTATGTGGGGAGCTGTTGAAGAAATGGCTTCTCAGGTAGAAGCAACGTGGAGGGAGGTTTGGAATAGTTGATTGATTATTTCAATTCTATCTTTACAGCTGTTGCCAAGGAACTGCGAAAGCAAGTGCCTGGTATCTTCGTCACTGGCGAAATCAATGACAGCAACGTCAAAAAGTTTCCATGTGTGCAGATAGAGGAAAACAGCAATCTCCCGGTTCATCGTGATTCTGCCAGCCGAAGCAAGTATGCTGCCATTTCCCTGCGCGTGCGGGTCTATTCCAACAAAACCAGCGGACGCATTGCAGAAGCCCGCTCCATTGTGGACATCGTGGATTCTGTATTGGAACCGCTCAATTTCTATCGAAAATCGTTTGCCCCGTTGAATGGGCTGTACAACAATTCCGTCTATCGGATTGATTGCAGCTATGGGGCAACAATCGGAGAGGACGGAATGATTTACCGAAAATAAGGAGGTAAACATTCTATGGCAACTGGTATTTCTAGCTACGGAATTACTCTTTATGAAGGAACTTCCGGCACTATGACCAAGCTGTGCGACATCAAGGATTTTCCTGACCTGATTTCCGACCCGAACCTTTTGGACGTCACTACCCTTTCTGACCCTATGCAGAAACAGATTTTCGGCATCAACCAGTCTGACCTTAAGCCTTTTACTGCGTTCTATAACAAGACGGATTATGGTGCCGTTATTGAGCGTGGATATAAGGATTCGGATGGAGAACTTAACGCCACGCATCATTACGCTCTGAAGTTCTCTGATGGCTCTGGGTTTACTTGGGATGGTATGCACCAGTGCGGTATGTCCGGCGCAGGCGTTGATGAACCGTTGGAGTTCCCCATCAACATTATTTTCCTGAGCAAACCCAAATGGGCTGAAACGGTTTCCCTTGACGTTTCCTAATACATCTTAATCAAATCAATCAAACCTGGCAGAACTGAACAACGGATTTGGTTCTGCCCCTATTTATAAAGGAGAGCATTTATTATGGCTGCTAAGGTTATCAACTTTCATTCCCCCGATGGCAAGAACACTTATGAGCTGACTTTCACCCGTGACAGCGTGGAAGCTACCGAACGTGCAGGCTTTCAGATTGGCCAGTACACCCAGATGACCAACCTGCTGTCCAACTCCCGCGCCCTGTTCTACGGCGCGTTTATCGCCCGAAATCGTGGCATCAAGCGTAAAGTCGTGGACGAAATGTTTGCCCACATCGACGAGAAGGAAGAGCTGATGGCTGCGTTGCTTGAGATGTTCATGGACGCTTCTAAGTCTCTGCTGGCAACTGATACTGAGGACAAGACCGCAAAAAACGCAACGTGGGAGATTGTGTAACCGCACAATCTCAGGAATCAGACGGAGAGGGAGAACCGTTTTCCTTCTCCAAGCTGTTCCACGATGTAGAAGCCTATTACATCTCTATCGGTATGACTTACGAGCAGTTCTGGCACGGCGATGTCTGGCTTGCTAAGGTATACCGTGACGCAGAGGAGCTGCGAGAACGCAGAGCTAATGCAGAAGCATGGAGAAACGGTTTTTACATGGCATCTGCGCTTTCCTCTACGGTTGGCAATATGTTCCGAAAGAAAGGGTCTAGTCCCATCAAGTACATGGATAGACCGATTCCCCTTACTCAAAAGGAGAAAGACGAGTATGAATACCAACGCGCAGTTGAGGCGCAGGAGCGAATCAAGAAAATGATGTTCTCTATGATGGAAAGTGATGGTGGTAGTGATGGCTGATGTTGATATTACAAGCTTATCCGTAGAAATCTCTGCGGAATCGCAGGGCGCAGAGCTTAATATCGACAAGCTCGCTACTGCCATTTCTAATTTGCGGACAAAGGGCAACGTCACAAAAGTTGTGAACAGCCTTGATAAGCTGGCTAGTTCTATTGCAACGCTGAAACAGGCATCCGCTGGAATGTCTGGGCTGGACAAAATTACCAGCTTTCTGAATGGATTTTCCAACGTCAACACGACCGCAAGCGCAAAGAGCATCAACACGGTCGTGAATGCAATCAAGAAGATTCCTGCGGCAGTCTCCGGTTTGAACGGTGTGGATTTCTACTCCATGTCTGGAAGCATCACTCAGCTTACTAATGCTTTGGCTCCTCTGTCCATTCTGGACGCATCGAACCTTAAAGTTCTTGGCAGCGCTTTCAATGCGATCGGAAAGGTTCCTGACCTGACCGACAAGCTGAAAGCGACAGACCTTGATTCTTTTGCAAGCTCTTGCCAGAAGATTTCTACCGCCCTTACTCCCCTTGCATCTCAGCTCGACAAGGTAGGCAATGCTTTTGCAAAGCTCCCTCCGCAGTTGAGCAAAGTGGTCACACAGGCAAACCGCGTGACCGCAGCCAATGAAAAGCAGCGCAAGAGCTATCTCAGTCTGTCCAATCAGATGAACGGCTTTATGCGGAACATAGCAAAGCTGGTTTCGTTGAAAGCCATTGCTGAGTATCTTGGCAACGCTGTTGCGAAGTTTAATGACTTTTACGAAGCAACAGACCTGTTTCATAACGCTATGGGCAATTTGAGCGGTGAAGCCGATACACTCATTAGCAAGATGCAGGGCTTACTTGGCGTTGACCCGACCAAAGCGATGACTTACATGGCTACCATTCAGAGCTTAGGTACTTCGTTTGGTCTGACTAGCGACAAGGCATACGTTCTGTCTAAGAACCTGACTCAGCTTGCCTACGATGAAGGTTCCTATTGGAACAAAAACGTTGCTGAAACCTTTACTGCAATGTCATCCGCAATCTCTGGCGAGATTGAGCCTATTCGCCGTTTGGGCGTTGATCTGTCTCAGGCGCGGTTACAGCAGGAACTTCTTTCTCTGGGCTTTAACAAGCAGGTTTCTAGTCTGTCTCAGGCAGATAAGGCAGTTCTGCGTTACATTGCCATTATGAAGCAGACCGCCAATGTGCAGGGCAATCTTGCGCAGACCATTCAAAGCCCCGCCAACCAGATCAAGATTCTAAAAGCCCAGCTGGATATGCTGGCAAAGTCTGTTGGCTCTCTGCTCTACCCTGCCCTGAAATCCATTCTCCCCCCGCTGATTGCCGCTGTTCAGCTCATTCGAGAGTTTGTTGAGTGGGTGGCAAAGCTAATGGGCGTGAAGGTCGTGTTCACTGATTTCACTAAAAGCGCTGACAGCGTTGGCGGTATCGGTGACGCAATGGATAACACAACCGATTCGACAAAGAAAGCCGCCAAAGCCCTCAAAGACTACACGATGGGTTTTGATGAGCTGAACATCATTGACCCCACACAGGGAAGCTCTGGCTCTAGTGGCGGCGCATCTGCTGGCAACATCTTGGGCGATGTAGACCTGTCCGGCTACGATATGTTCAAGCAGTACAACGAAGAGTTTGCAAGGCAGATTGATGCTCTCAAGCAGAAAATCAAGGATATGCTACCGATTATTGGTGCTATCACCGCCGCACTTGCGTTGTGGAAAATTGTTGATTTTCTGACGGACATTGCGACAGCAATTTCCAAGATGACAGAATTGCAAAAGTTGGCTCTTTCAATTGCAACGGTTGTTGTCGAAGCATCGTTAGTATTCAGTTTTGCAAAAGGCTACGCATCTAGTGGAAATCCTCTTGAGCTTTTAGGTGAAGTGGTATCTGCCGCATTTGGCTCTTTTGTTCTTTGGCGCACGATGGGAGCAGATGGCATTACGCTTGGCATGGGCATCGCTTTTGTTGCAAGCCTTGCCGGACTGACTTACGCTCTTGGCACTGGCGAAGCAAATCTTGGCGATGCAAGCACATGGATTCAATCCGCTTTAACTACTGCTTTTGGTTCTATTGCTGGCATTACGTTGCTCACTAATCTTGGAGTAGCCACTGGTACAGCCGCAACACTTTCTATTGGTCTTGCCGGACTTATCACATTTGCGGGAATCACATTCTCTCTTGGCGAAAAGCTGAAAGAATTTCCGGTTCTTGATACCATCATTGCTGCTTTGATGGGAATTTTTGGCGGCGTTGCTGGTGCTGGCGTTGCATTGCTTGTTGGCGCAAGCCTTCCTGTTGCTGGAGCTGTTGCCGCTGCTGGTGTCGGTATTGGCCTTGTTCTTCACTGGGCTGGTATTAAATGGGGCACTAAAGAGAGCGGCGAAAAAACAGATGCTGCCGCAGAAGCCGACATTAAAATGTATTATGTCGAAAATGTTTTTGAGCAGCGCATTGAAGCCATCAAGCAAATTATCGTTACCAAGTGGAATGCGGCCATTGATTTTATGACTTCTCTTCCCGGAAAGGTTGGGAACATCATAAACAACATTGGCGAGTGGTTCAGCTCTCTTCCTGAAAAAATCGGCTATGCCCTTGGCTTTGCCGTTGGCAAAATCGGGGAGTGGGTCGGAAACATGGTCGTTGCTGTAACAACCGAAGTTCCAAAAATCGTTTCGTCTGTTGTTAAGTTTTTTGAAGAATTGCCTGGAAATATTTGGACTGCAATTCTCAAAGCTCTTGACGTTATTTCTAAATGGCGGGAGCGTATGATAGCTTCCGTTGTTATTGAAATTCCAAAAATCATTTCGTCCATTGTCGGTGAGTTCAAAAAGCTTCCTGACGAATTAAGAAAACTTGGCAAATTCATTTGGGACGGCCTAATCAACGGTCTAAAAGATGCATGGAGTACCGTTACAAATGGTATTAAGAGTTTCACTGATGGTTTTATCAATGGCTTCAAGGAAGCTCTCGGCATTCACTCCCCTTCTACTGTGTTTGCGGGAATTGGTGGTTACATTGTTCAAGGTCTTGCAAACGGTATCACTGCAGCACTTCCTTACGTCGAACAAGCTATGACCAATCTGGCAAACGTTGTTCAGCAGAAGGGCAACGAGATGATTGACTATGGCGCAGACGTTGCAAATGGCTTTGTTGATAACATGGTCAATACGTTTGACGCAAAGTGGAATGAAATCGACAACGGTCTCAAGAGCGACTTCATTGGCACGATTAAGGGCATGATCGATGCGGTCAAGAAAGGCGATATCCAAACCGTCGCCGAAAACACAGCTGCCATCATCTGGAAGGCAATGGGGGAAGAGAACCGAAAACAGGTCAAGTCTTATGCTTCCGACTTGGTTTCCAATCTCACCAGTGCTCTTAAAACCGTTGGTTCCAAAGTATTTTCTTCTGCAAAACTCGTCGGAAAGAACATTTTGGATGGAATTACATCCAAGTTTGGCGAAATCTCCACGCAGGTCGTCGGTCTCGGAAGTAAAATTGCGTCCTCGTTTTCTTCTCTGATTGGACCAATCTCAGCATCCGGCAAGGCAATCAGTATTGGCCTTTCTTCTGGCGTTTTAAGTCAGTTCCCGTCTATCATCGCTGGCATTGCTGGGCTTATCGGTCAAATTGGAGCTGCATTTATGGGCATCTTGCAGACGATCGGCAGCGTCTTGACATCTCTTGGCATCCCAACTGGTGTCATCATGATCGCTGGCGGCGTCGCAATTGCAGCCGCAATTGCAGGAATTGTCGGAACGCTTGTCGGAAAGCACGGAACAAGTTCCGCTCCATCTGTAAACGACAGCTATTCGAGTTATCCTGGCACGAGTGATTACGATTCTGTTAATGGCTCCACTACATCCGTTGGGAGCTACTACCCGACTTCTTCCGCTAGTGGAACGAGCTCCGCAGAACTTCGTAGTGCCGTCCACGATGGATGCTATAACGCATTTCTTGACATCTTCCAGCGGTACGGAGACGAGCTTGCCGGAGGGAAAGAGCTCAAGATTTACCTTGATGGTAAGCAAATCACTGCGTCCGTTGAGAAACGGCAGTCTGAGCGTGGGTTCCAGATTATGGGAAACGAAGTTTACAGCTACTAAGGAGGTTTACGTTTTATGCAATCTCTCGTCACAGTAAATGGCAGAGAGCTGCCTGAGCCTTCCTCCTACGACGCTACAACAAGCACTATAGTCGATTCTGGACGAAACGTACAAGGCAAAGTCGTTGGGTCTGTGGTGCGGCACGATGTTGCGAAGATTTCCCTAAAATGGAATTATCTTACCGCAAGACAGTGGGCGGACGTCATCGGGCCGTTCACCACAAACTTTTACTGCACAGTTCGGTTTTACAACCAGGCGACAGCAAGTTACACGACAAGGCAGATGTACGTCTCCGATAGAACTGCTGGAATGTGGAGGAGGTCTCCGTCCAACGGAAACGTTATGGGGTGGGTAGGAGCAGCTCTCAGCCTCGTTGAAGTTTAAGAGAGGTGATTATTCATGGGCTTTCTGCCTTCCGACAAGTGGCTTGAGCAATACGACAAAACACTTGTTCCGGAGATGTTTGTTCGCATCACTTACCACGTCTCTGACGATAAAGCGCAAGCAGACGCTATTGCCAGCTCTTCCAACCAGGCTTTATTCAGCAACACGTTGTCTGTCACAGACCTGGATTCTGCTTCCTTGGCCAATTATGCCACCGGAGAACCTAATTTGTGGGTCCTTGACGGGAGCAAACTTTTGGTCCCAGGTTCAGAGCCATACGAGAACGCTGGGTATTTAAGTATGGATTGTGTTTCTGACACAAACCATCCAATTATCACTTTCTCTTTTAGCAAACTTCACTCTGAAAAAATTCCAGGGGTTACAATCATATGGTCGTCTGCTTTAAATGAATTTGCAAAATCTTTTAGGTTGGCGGCTTATAGCGGAAAGGAGCTCGTTGCGTCAAAACAAATTGACGATAACCAGTCGGTTGAATCCTCTGTAGATTTTGAGATTTCTGGGTATGATTCAATTACCCTTGAAATTTTGGAATGGTGCATCCAAGGCCGTAGAGCTAGAGTAGAACAAGTTGAATTCGGCCAACGTATTCAATTTAACAAAGCAGACTTGCTCTCCTATACGCACGAATCGAAACGCGACCCGGTTTCCGGTCAGCTTTCCAAGGATTCCGTTTCGTTTTCCGTCGATAATTCCAAGCAGCGTTGGAACCCGGTAAACCCGGGAGGTCTTTACCAATATCTCTACGAACGTCAAGAGGTTTTTGTTCAGTATGGCATGGACATGGGAAATTCAATCGAATGGATTGATGGAGGGAAGTTCTTTCTTTCCGGATGGACAATCCCAGCAAATGGCATAACAGCATCGTTTGACGCCAGGGATGCTCTGTCATTTCTCCAGGATTCTATTTATACCGGGCACACAAGCGGAACGCTTTACCAGATGTGCTTTGATGCATTGGAACTTCTGGATGTTTCCGGGATATCTTACGAAATTTCGGAAGAATTAAAGAACTATTCTTCCGACATTTCCTCCGATGCTTCCTCTTATAAAAACGCAGACGTTCTTCAGCTTGCTGCAAACGCAGCCGGGATGGCTCTTTACCAATCCAGAGATGGGGTCATTCACATTGAACGTGTTCCTCTTGTTCCAGTCACGAGGTCTGGTATTGAGGAAATATCGCTCTTGAATAGCTTTAAATACCCAGAAATAACGTTTTCGACAAAAATAAAAAACGTATCGTGTAAGGTTGGCGGCGAATCCGTTTTTTATCCAGCCGGAGCTAGTGGGAACGGAGCGACCCAAAGCATCAATAATCCGCTTGTATCGAAATCTGTATCTTCTAGCGCAAAAAATGCGTTGACCGAAACATACGCACTTCTTTCTAACAGAAGAAAGGTAAACCTGGAATTTCGTGCAAGCCCTCATATTGATGCGTTGTCTTTTGTTAGAGCAAACCATCAGTTTGGATATGCATCGAACGTTCTCGTTACGGATGCCAAGTATACCTTTAACGGATGTTTTAAAGGTACGATGGAAGGATATATGGTGGAAAGTGCGAGTGCCCTTAGACTTGATAAGGACTCCGTTTTTGTGGCTCCTGGAGAGACCGTTCGTTTAACCGCAACGCTTGTCCCTTCCTCAGAGGATTCCCCAGCAATCGGATGGGAAGCATCTCCTCCCGACGTTGTTTCCATCTCCGTCGTTTCCAACAAAGGCGGCGTTTCTGTTTGCGACATTTCTTTTGTTTCCAGTGGAGATGCCGTAGTCACAGCCTTCGTGTCTTCCGTATCTGCAAAGTGTACCGTTATCAGTCAGGCTCCGTCTTTGTCGGATATGCCGGAAGGATCGTCTGTTTACATTCAAGAAAGTGGTGCGGATGTAGAGTTTGTTGTCGCAAAACATGGGTATGAGCCTGGCTTAAATGGTCCGGGGAGAACACTTCTTATCAGAAAAGAACCTCTTGCTGAAACAGTGTGGAACCAGACGCACGTCAATACATACGACGGAAGCTCCATCGACAGGCTGTTGAAGGGAGATTACGCAAACAGATTTAGCGCCACCGTCAAGTCCGCAATGGGGCTTACCTCTTTCTATTACACGGTAGGCGATAGCACTACGGAAATCAGAACGCTTTCTCGCAGTGTTTTTCTCCCGTCTATTTATGAGATGTTTGACCCGGAAGACAAAAACGCAGATGTTTATGTAAATGGCAGTAACCCGTTTTTCAAAAAAGAAGGTTCTGTACTACCAAAGCAAACCCGAAATGCTTTTGTTCAGTCTTATGATGATTCCGTCAATCGTCTTATCTGCAGATGGTCACGCTCCCCTGCATGGCGAGATTATTCCGGGAATCCCATTCAAGGCCAGCTTGTTGGAACATACAGTCTCGGAACAAATAATGGAGGCAAGACGTTTTTCTATTCAGAATCGTATAACGCGTGGAGTTCCAATAAATTCAGCCCTGCTTTTACGCTTCCGTCTACGACTAAAGTCGGTAACGATAAAAAGATTTTGCTTTAAGGAGGGACTATGGCGATTTGGATTACAGACAGAACCCAAGACGATGTTGACCGCCTAAAGTTCATTTATGGTAAAGCCGTGAACGGGACCTGGACGGATGAGGAAAAAGCGGAGTGGCTTTCCGGTATGAAAGGGGCTCTTGACTACAGAGATTTTTCGAGAATAGAAACCGGCATATCCGAGCTTGCTTCACTTCTCGGTGCGGACGTAGATGTCAAGACGGACTGGGACATAAACGGGTATCTTACCACGTCAGATGCCACTAGGTGGCTGTCGAATATCGAATCTATTCGTTCTAAAAACTCAGGAGACGCCAAAACTGCGCCGACGCCTACGTCTATGGATAGGCTCGGATTCGAGACAATGAACCAACTTGAAAGCATTTTGTCAGACATAGAATCAATCGCCAAAACTTACGTTACTTTTTCTGGCGAATACATGGCTGGGGAGGACCAATATGGTTTTTGAAAACCGCATATCAAAATATCCTGGCAGGTGGACGTTAGTCCGTGAGGATGGGTCGTCTGAAATTGTAACGCTCGTCCGAAACGACGAACCCATAAAGGACGGCACACCAATCAACGCATCCACTTTAAATGAGCTGAGTACAGTTGCAGGTGCCATCAACGCAAAAGAGGAAGCTGTTTCTGCTGCAAATTCCGCTGCGGAAGAACGTGCAAAAGCAGAACAGGCTGCAAAAAATGCCGCAAAAGATGTTTCTGCAATTGTAAAAGCGGACTCTGAAAATGCAGCTTTGTCTGCTGCTGCTGCCAAGACAAGCGAAATCAATTCAAAGCGTTCGGAATCTCAGTCTGCTACTTATTTGCAGGGCACAAAAGAATACTTTGAGCAGGTCCGCACCATCACCATCGGTGCACAGGGGTGGTACTCCACGCCGGAAGCTCTGAAAGCCGCTGTTCCTGTAGGCGAAAACGGCTGGTGGGCTGTCGTTGGTACCACAGACACTATTTGGACGTGGGACAATGATACAAAATCGTGGAAAGACAGCATTCAAAAAGTCGATCTTTCCGACTACTATACCAAAGCCCAGGCCGACGCCAAGTTCGGCACGCCGTACACCCTGCCGCCCGCTACGGCAGACCAGCTGGGCGGCGTGAAGGTGGGCGACTATCTGGATGTGGACGAGGACGGCACCCTGAGCGGCAAGACGCTGTATGACACCATCGCGGCCAGTGTGGCGGTAAAGTCGGAGCCCCGGCTGGTGTGGAGCGGAAAAACAACGATTGGGAGGAGAAAAACTGAGACAATTAACGTTCAGGACGGTGTAGATTACGTTAACCTCCGCATAAACGAAACTGATTTTAATCTTATCCCTGGTATGACATATGAAACTGGCAGTTTTGGCGCGGGAAGTCTCAAGGTCACAGTATTATTTTCGGCCGACAAAAAACGTCTTGAATGTACCCTTACCAATACGCTGAATACTGTATCGGTTGTATTCACCGGCTACCACTACCCCACCTTGGCAGAGCTGCTGACCGAGACGCAGTCCGCGCAGGCGGACACGGACGCCCTGGCGGTAGATCAGGAGTACCGCCTGACCCTGCTGGAGCTGGGACTGACCGATGACACCACCACTGATACAAGAACCACATAAGGAGGTAAAAACTATGTTGTATCGTACCTGTAAACGCCTGATCGAGCGCGGACAGACCGCTGGTCTTGCGGACAAGCTGGACGTGTTCTACGCCATTGGCCGCATCACCGAGGCCGAGTACAAGGAGCTGATCGAGCTGCTGGCCCAGCAGGAGGCCGCCCATGGCGCTTAATGCCTACTCTTTGACATTGGGGGTGATCGCAATAAACAACACATTTTTGACCGCACTTTTCAACTTTTTGAGCCGGTTCTTTGCCACTTTGGCGGAAGAACAGGTAGAACAGGAGGACACAATGGCATCTGTGACTGAGGTGACCGAGTGGACGGGAGCACCGCCCTACCGCTACATCGACGTAAGCCGGTGGCAGGGAAAAATCAAAATGGAGGGCTGGGCGCAGGTAAAAGCGGCAGGTTACAAAGGCGTGATGCTGCGGGCCGTAGGGAGCCGCAACGGTGTACCCTACATCGACCCCACCTTCGAGGACAACTATTCCAACGCAAAGGCAGCCGGGCTGGATGTGGGGGCATACTACTACACCAACGCCACCAGTGAGGAGATGGCAAACCGGGAGCTTGCCGTGCTGCGGAAGACCCTGGTTGGGAAAGAGATGACCATGCCGGTGGCAGTGGATCTGGAATCGCCGATTCTTGCCGGGATGCCCTATGGGAACTTATCCAATCTGGCAGCCTACCATCTGGAACAGATTGAGAAGATGGGCTTCTTCGCCCAGCTCTACACCTACACGAGCTACGCAAACGTCCATCTGGACATGGCAAGGCTTGCAGGGCGGTGGGACGTATGGCTGGCGGACTACACCGGCAAGACCCCCAAGGTTAGTTTTAAGTACAACGCACACCAGCACACCAGCAAGGGCAGCGTGCCTGGTATTTCCGGCCACGTTGACCTCAATGTGACCACACGCAACTACCCGAAGATCATCTGTAAGAAGGGCCTGACCCGTCTCCGGGAGGGCAAATGACCGAAAAAGAAGCTCTACTGTGGGTGCTGGGCATCCTGGGCAGCCTGTGCGCTGCGGTCATCACCATCGACAAGGTGCTGGACATCATCCACAAGTACGTCAAAAATGCACAGGCCCCCGACGATGCGCAGAACAAGCGCATTGACACCATTGAAAAGCGACTGGCTGCGGTAGAAACTGTTTCCACGCAGCACGCCGCGGCCCTTAGACGCGATTTGACGCGCTTTGACGGCATTGATGAAGAAATGCGTCTCGTCCTTGTTGGCGTGCAGAATCTTTTGGATGCACAACTTTCCGGCAACAACCGCGAAGGTATGCAAAAAAGCAAATCCGATATTAACAACTACCTGCTGAAAGGAGTAACAAATCATGGAAGCAATGCTTAACTTTATCCCCACCCCCGTCGCAATCGCTCTCATCATCGTCGGCTTTGTGGCTCTGGCGGTCGGCGCTATCCGCATGGGCTATAAGCAGCTGGTCAAAGATCTGGCCTATGACCTCGTGTGCAAGGCCGAGGACAGCATCATGGGCAGCGGCCAGGGCGCAAAGAAAAAGAAGCAGGTCTTTGACGCGCTGCGTGCGGCCTGCCCTGCATGGCTGAAGCCTATCATCACGGATGAAGTGCTTGACGCAGTGATTGAAAAGGCCGTAAGCCTGATGAAAAAGGCACTGGCAGAAAAGAAGCCTGCTATCAACAAGGAGTAACCCATGATTGAGTTAAGCGTATCTCTTGCATCTTCCGGCGTGGTCAAAGTGCCCGGCTATGAGCAGCTGGTGCGCTTTGGCTACACCAAGAATCAGGGCGTGTACCGCCTGCACATCGATGCAACCGGTGAGTGGGAAGGCCTGACTATCCGGGCTTTCTGGCACGTCCCGGACGGCAAAGACCCGGCATCCTCACTGGTGACAGACGGCTCTGTGGCCGTGCCTGCCAGCGTGACCGCACAGCCCGGCAATGGCTGCATCACCTTTGAGGGCTCAGATGGCACCCGCACCGTGACAAGCGCAGACCTGCGCTACCGTGTGGCTGCCAACTCCGGCACGGAGGACGGCACAGAGCCGGAGCCTAGCACACCTGCCTGGCAGGAGCTGGTGGATGCCGTGCACACTGACGCCGCCGCCGCAGAGCAAGCAAAGACCGATGCACAGACGGCAGCGCAGCAGGCTGGGGTATCTGCCAAAGCCGCCCAGACCGCCGCCAGTGAAGCAGCCACCAGTGCTGGCAATGCAGCCCAGAGCGCTCAGGAAGCCGCTGACAGCTTACAGGAGCTGAAGGACGGCATTGCCGCTGGTGACTTCAAAGGCGAGAAAGGCGACAAGGGCGACACTGGCCCCGTCGGCCCGCAGGGCGAGCAGGGCCCTCAAGGCCCCACTGGTGCTACCGGAGCCACCGGACCGCAGGGCGAAACTGGCCCTCGTGGCGAGCAGGGGCCGCGTGGCATTCAGGGCGAGCGCGGCCCGCAGGGTGCGCAGGGGCCGAAAGGAGACACCGGCGACACTGGACCACAGGGGCCACAGGGCCCAGTCGGCCCGGCAGGTGCAGACGGCAAAGATGGCACACAAATTGATGATACCACCGTGGGGCTTGACGCATGGAGCAGCAAGCACATCGTGGATATGCTCTGCCCGCCGCTGGAGGAGACCGGCAACCCGGTGCAGTGCTACCCTGTGACATGCTATCCGCTGGGGGTGACTGCCAGCTGGGAACCTGTACAGGCGGGCAGCGGTGAGCCGAGCCCGGACAACATCCGGCCTATTTCCGGGCGGGATAGCGTGAAGGTGGAGCGGTGCGGGGAGAATCTGCTGGATGTGTCCCGCGTTGTAGAGGTAAGCGCACAGTATGGCTTAACAGTGCAATATGTATCTGGAAAAATTACGATTAGCGGAATATATTCTAATCCATCAGCAACCGCATCTTTTACCTTTATGTCCTTGTCATACAGATTGCCTCCTACGACCGAGTTCATGCTTTTAGGCTTGAAAACCAGTGGATGCAAAACTGATGGAGTCAGATTTACCAATAATAAAGCGCGCAATAGAATTGCTATTGATATAAAAGAATGTACCAATGGCGAAAAAGCTGAAATAAGTTTTTATCTTATCGCGTATGTCGGCACTACCCCGCCCACCACCTACGCCCCATACACCGGCCAAACCACCAACCTCACCCTGCCCCGCACCATCTACGGCGGCACGGTGGATGCTGTGACGGGAGATGGGCAGGAGACGTGGCAAGCCAAGTCCTTTAACGGTACAGAAAATTGGGCACTATATGACGATGGTAGTAGCGCCAAATTTTTTTACACGGCTGACTATACCGTAGATAGCGAACCGCTTGATACTATATGTTCACATTTTAGAAAAGCTGCGTTTACTCGGGGGACAATTATCCGCGTTTATACGAGTGTATTTACCGACTTAGATGCGTATAAAGACTACCTCACCGCCCAGTACGCGGCAGGAACACCTGTCCAAATCGCCTACAAGCTGGCAACTCCAACGCCATTCACCGCAACTGGCGCACAGCCCATCCCCGCTCTGAGCGGCGTGAACACGGTTATAACCGATGCCGATAGCGTGACGGTAACCGGCAGAGCAGACCCCATCAAGCGCATCACTGACCTTGAGGATGCAGTAGCATCAATGACCGACACATAAGGAGGTACATACATATGGCAATTAAATCCAAATCCAGACACGATTTGACCCTGCGCTCCATCAAGCGGGAAATTGCAGCAGGACGCGATGTTGCGTTCTGGCTGGATAAAGCATATATGCACTACGACAACGGACTGCTGACCGCAGATGACATCGCAGAGGTGGAAGCTCTTGCACAGGCGTACTATGATGCGCTGGATGCAGAAGACAAGGCGGACGCTGAAGAAATTACACTGTAAGGAGGATATCATGGCAAGCACTACATACGAGCAGAAACGATTTTGTGAAATCAAGAGATGCGGCAAAATCGACCTTTTTGGTAACGTCCCCGTAATGGTGCGCAACGCGGGACAGCTGCCGCAGCCTTTCTGGCTCGGTGCTGCCTGTGGCGGCGGCTCGTGTAGTGCTGCCCGCTGCGCTGCAAGGACTTGACCGACAGAGGATGATCGCCGCCATCAAAAGCGCACCGCTTGGGAGGGTAGACCGTAAGATAGCCTTACTGCGGTACGTTGAGCGGCTCCCGCTGCCGGACATTGCAGCGCAGACACATTATAGCCGGACGGCGATAGGCTACCGGCTGAAAGGCATTGAAAAAGTTTTTGAGTAAAGCAAACCCCCGGTGTTCCGTTTGGAGCATCGGGGGCTTTTTTTACTTTTTCTTCAATTCCTCAAGCCTGCTGGAAAGTTCTTCTTCCCATCCTTCATGTTCTTTGAGGTACGGGGCGTAAATTGTGATTTCGGCTTCCTTTCGGGCCGCAACGGCTTCTTCGATCGTGTTATAGCTTCCGAGATGATATTGCTTGCGTTGGAAATTGATATATGCACGCCATCGACCGTGGCAGTCTTTACACACGCCATTTGCGCCAGAAGTGGAATTTTTATTGATATGGCCTCCGACCCTTGTGCGAATCGACATAAGGGAAGAGCCACCCGTGTAAGCTGTGCTGTGAATTGCCCCGGTTTTCTCTCCAATGTCCCTGTTGCAATCTGCGCAATGCTGGATCAGAGAAAGCCTTGTAAGCTTTACGGTGGTTTCCCTCCCACATTTCGGGCAAATAGCGCGGCACAGAAAATGACCTGACCTCTTTTCGGGCAAAACCTCTAACACCTGCCATCCGTTGATGACGTGTCCCTCTTTTTCCTTTGCCTTTTTCAGTCTTGCGGTTGTCAGGCCTGGCTTTTGCCCTCGATTCGCGCAAGACAGACAGCTGCGGCTTTTTCCAAGACGGAGGGAGCTGTCATACACGTCTTTTACCACTCCGCACTCACACTGGCATGTGTAGTAGTGCGGCTTTTCAGACGGCGCAAGTACCGTCCACTTTCCAAAATGCTTTCCAGTCAAATCTGCCATAACATTCTCCTCAGATCAGGCCGTAGTGCTCGGCCAGCAGGAAGCGGACGTATTCCGGGCAGTCGCGCTCGCCCAAACACCACCCCTGCACCGTGCGGCGCGGGATGCCCGCACCCTTTGCAAAGGCGGTCTGGCTGATGCCGGATGCCACCACCATCTCCCGCACGCTCATGCGTGCTGCTGCCCAGATACGGCCCAGACGGTCTTTCTCGGCGTCCAGATCGGCGCAGCCATCGGAATCGTCCGGGATGCTGAGGGTGACGTTACCGAGAAAAACTTCTTTCGGCTGCTTGGCAGCCATGCCAAAAAGCTCTGCTTTGCTGTACATGGTTGACTTCCTTTCTTTCGGGTGATAATATGTTCGTGTACCTCCATGGTACGTCTTTCACAAAAGCCCCGTCAAGTGTTCGCTGCACTTGACGGGGCTTTTTTATTTAGCACATTTGACCGAGGAGCTTAATTTCAAAGTCATCCGGGGTCATGCTGTTGCAGTATTCAAACGCAAGATGGTTGCGTAGGAACTGCTCTGCCTGCTCGGCATTTGCGCCTGCCTGACGGTGCTCCTCGCTTGCAAACTTTTTGCAGGACACGCTGAAAGCAAAAACGTGGTCATTGTTTTCAGGATCCTTGAACGCTTTTTCTGCGATTGCAGCATCGCTTTCGTCAAAAAGACTAAATGCGGTAAGCGCGTCCTTCACTTCGTTATACGCGATCATGCGGCGGGCTATCAGGCTCTGCGCTTTCTTGACACGTTCCGGGTCGCCACATCCCAGCAGATAAGAGTAGTGGTCATTCAACTTGTTCTCCAGATACTCAAAAGCAGCCTCCATGCGTTCAACTTCAAAATTCGTCATAATAAAAAACCTCCATGTTGTTGTGTGTTGGTGTCTTTCACTGTCTTTATTATACGCTCATTGAGCGTATAAGTCAAGCCTATTTGTAAAATTTTGTGCTCAATGAGCACTTTTTTTCTTTTGGCAAAATAGAGCATTTTTGTCCTTCGTTGTACCTTCGTTGTCTCTCGTTTTCTGCCAGTGCGGTACACTGGGCGCAATAGGAGGGATGAACCATGAGCTATTACCAGACACCCGGAGCGCCCTATGTTCCGCAACAGCCTGTCAACCCTTACGGCGGTATGGGCACGGTCGGGCTTGCCACTCCCATGCCAAATGCACAGATGCAGCAGGCACAGCAGCAGCGTCCGCAGCCGATGAATGGGCAACAGCCTGTTCAGCAGTCGGTACAGGACGGCGGTTGGCTGCTGGGTAGACCTGTTTCCAGCAGGGAAGAATTTTTGGCAATACCGTCTGACCTGTACGGCAGACCGACCTATTGCCCAGACCTGCGGAGCGGAGTGATCTACTGCAAGCGGCTGAACCCTGACACCTGCGAATCCTATGTGCAGGAGTTTTACAGCCCGGAAGCGTGGCGGCAGATACAGGCGCAACAGGCACAGCAAACCGCTGCACCGACACAGCAGTATGTGCCTATTGAGCAGTACAACGCCCTTGTACATCGGCTGGATGAACTGGAAAAGTGGCAGAAGAGCTTTTCAAAGCCCGCTGCCGCTGCAAAGAAAGGAGAATAACAATGTCCTCTCCGTTTGATATGATTACGCACAGCCCCATCATGCAGCTTGCAAATTTGGCTCGTGCCGGACAGAACCCAATGGGGCTTATCCAGCAGTTGAGCGGGCAGAATGCTCCTATCATGCAGGGCTTGAACCTGATTCAGGGCAAAAGCGAAGCACAACTCAGGACGATGGCGCAGAACCTTGCCAAAGAGCGCGGCATCGACCTGAACCAGCTGGCAAGCGTCCTGAATTTGACGCTGCCGAAGTGAGGAGACTTTGCAATGGACGATTTTGAAAACAGCCATCCAGAAAAAGATTTTGACTTCAACAATCTGTATGGGAACGACAAAATATGGGTTCCTTTGATGCTTGGCTTGATTTTCGGTGCTGCCAGCAAAAAGTTGGATAACCCAGAAGACGAAAAAAACAATCTTCCAAGCTGATTTGATAACCCCAAAATAAGCATCCCTCTAAGCGAAACGCTTCTCAGTTTTGCGGACTTGATAAAAACCGCTTTTATCTGGCTTCGCCCATCGCACACGGCGGTGGGATAGCATAACGCAAAACTGAAAGGAGTTTTGTTATGGACGATTTTGCAACTGGCTATCTGGCTGGGCAGGACGGCGGTAATAACAACGGCGGATTCTTCGGCAACGAAGGTCTGTGGGCTGTTATTATCCTCGCTATTATCTTCGGCTGGGGTACGAACGGCTATGGCCGGAACGGCGGCGACAACGGAATGAACAGCTACATCCCCTATCTGGTGGGCACCGGTGCAACCGGTCAGGGCGGCGCAGATACTCGTGCAGCTTTGTCTGAGGGCTTCTACCAGCAGGACACTTCCCGTTCTCTGGCTGGCATCCAGAGTGGCATCTGCTCTCTTGGCTATGACCAGCTCGCACAGATGAACACCCTCAATGCTGCCGTTGCGGGCGGCTTTGCTGGTACTAATCAGGCGATCTGTCAGCTCGGCTACCAGAACGCACAGCTCGTGAACGGTCTGGAACGCAGCGTGTCCAACGGCGACAACGCCATCAGCCTTGCCATCATGCAGGAGGGCAACGCACGGCAGGCGGGTCAGACCGCACTTTCCACGCAGCTTGCATCTTGCTGCTGCGAGAACAAGCAGCTCATCGGCGACCTGAAGTACACCATTGCACAGCAGGACTGCGCTACCCGTCAGGCTATCGCAGACAACGCCCGCGCCATCGTGGACAACTGCAACGCCAACTTCCGCAGCATGATGGACTACTTCACGCAGGATAAGATTGCCACTCTGACCGCTGAGAACCAGAGCCTGAAGTTCGCCGCTTCTCAGGATCGTCAGAATGCGCTTCTGACCACCGTGATGTCCCAGCAGACCGATACCATCCTGAACCGGGTCAATCCTCGTCCGATTCCCGCTTATCAGGTGGCAAACCCCAACGTGGGCGTGAACTGCTGCGGCTGCTGCTAACCTACACACTCCCCGATAACACCGGGTGAACCATCGGGGCAGGGGTAAGACACCTCTGCCCCTGATTTTTTAGGAGGAAAATACTATGGCTTGCAAAACAAGCTGCAAACTCTGCCCGCACTTGGTCATCAGTCAGGCGGTCACGTTTGCCAACGACACGCTGACCATCAATATCCCTGCTGGCGCATACCAGAACGGAGAGAAGTATTGTATCGTGGTTGCTCAGAGCTTGCCGGACACGACTACCATCAACGCCCCTGTGGTCATTACCATAGGTGCAGGCACGACCGCATACCCTCTGACCGACTGCAACTGCGCTCAGGCGACCGCCGAGAGCATCCACACCCGCACCCGCTATGCTACTCGTGTGGCAACGTCCGCTACCGGCACAGGCACGTTCAAATATCTTGGCTGCTTCTGCCGTTCCCACGCCGGTGCGCCTGCGTCCATTTCTTGAGGAGGTATTAGATTATGGGCAAGACTAATTTTCGCCGCATGATGATGCTCCGCGACCACGATAAAGACCGTGAGCCGGAACGTGACCGCCTTGAGGAAGAACGTGACCGCAGGGAACGTGAGCTGGAACGCCGTCTGCGCAAGCTGGAAGATGGCAATGACCGCTATCCTTACTATCCGCAGGAGGAGAACCGTTACATCGACCCCTACCCTATCCCCCGCTACCCTGACGTTGAATATGGGCGCAAGATGCCGCAGATTGGCTTCTCGCAGAACGGAGACTGGGACAAGCGGTCTGGGCAGTATGAGCATGGCGGTGCGGACAGCCGCTCCATCAAGATGCCACGCAAGCACCTCACCCACGATGAAGCAGAGGAATGGTGCGACAGCATGGTAAATGCTGACGGCACGAAGGGCTGTCACTGGACGCTGGAACAGACACAGGACGTTGCCAAACAGCGCAATATCACCTGTGACCCGAACGATTTCTGGGCTGTCATGAACATGATGTACTCGGATTATTGTCAAGTCGCAAAGCGCCAGTCCGTTGACACTCCGGGCTTCTACGCTGACATGGCAAAGGCTTTCCTTGAGGACGCGGATGCCGCAGATGGTAAGGCGTATCTATACTGGGATTGCATTGCTGATAAGTAAAACAAACCCCTGTGCAACCAATCGAGGTTACACAGGGGTGTTTTGCGCTTATCGGATTGTCGCTATTCCTCTATCTTTCATATACTCAATAAAATCTTCTGCTGGCATTCTCTCTGAAAGTTCTTTCATTGTGTATTGGCGTTTTTCCTCAACCCAATGCTCTTTTTCTTCGATACCAGACAAATCGTGGACTGTATACCATTGTGTTTTTGGACTATCAAGTCCATTTGAAAGGAATTGAACCTTAAACCAATCTGGACGTTTTCTTCGTTCAAACCAATTCAATTCTGAAAATTTTATCCATGCAATGTTTTTATAATTTCCTTCTTTTTGCCCTTTTCTCTTAAAATTATCTCTTATTTTCTTTAAGCTAAAATAGTTGGTTTCAACGCATTGGTTTTCCATATATCTTATGCGCCAATCTTTGTCTCGAAAGACCATCTTACCTTCGTATATGTCACCGCCTGTCCCATTGAGATACCAATGCGATTCGTAGTGACCTAACACTTTTTGTCCCATGTGTTTCCTTTCTCCTCTGTGCGGCCGTTGCGACTGCACAGAGTCTATTTTATTTGGTATAGTACAATTCCATATCTGCCTTGTACATATCAAGTTGCCTTTTGCTATCTACAAGCGTGTTAAAGCTAAATCCTGCTGCAAAAGATACGGCGATGGACAAAATCAAGTGTGCTGCAACCCATTTACCAGCAAAGATAAAAGGAATCTGAACTGCTACGGCAAAGACATCGAACAAAAGAACGTAAATGCCACGCTTAACCATTTTCTGCAAACGGATAATACTTCCTTCGTAAAATTCCTTCGACTTCATCATACGTCAATCCTCCAAGAAATCCTCTTGATTCAGAACTTGATTTACAATTCGTTCTGTACATTCTTTGATAACAGTAGATGCGGGGACGTTATCTTCATAAGCTATGTTTTCATATTGTGCTCCTGCATATTCAAAGAACCTTTTGGAAAGTATTTCTGCATCCGCACGGCACAACGGCTTTAATTCGTATTGCAACGGAAATCTTCTTGTAAGCGCAGGGTCAATCCTATCAAATCGGTTTGTCGTTCCGATAATGATGACATTGTTCGGCAATCTATCCATTTCTTGCATAATCGCAATAACTACACGGTTCATTTCCCCAACGTCATCTTTTTGCCCACGAGCCATTCCGACCGCATCTATTTCATCAAAACAAAGAACGCAAGGAGCAGTTCTCACATAATCAAAAATTCTTGCAAGGTTAGATTGTGTTTGCCCCAAGTGTGAATCAACTAGACTTGAAAATTGAATCCTCAAAAACGGAAGTTTTGCTTTATGCGCGATATACCTAGCCAGCATGGTTTTTCCGCATCCGCTTTGCCCATAGAGCATCAATGCCGGCAAATAAGGAATACCCATTTCGTTCAATTTTTCAGATGCTCGATAAATGGCAACAATTTTCTGCGTTATACTTTTTTCTTCGTCCCTAAGAAGGAATCTTACTTCTGGAAATTCTTCTGTATCCTCTGCGATCAAAAGATGCTGTAAGTTATATGGCAATTCAATAAATTCTCTTTTGCTTTCCAACTTGCGAAACATATTTTCTTTGAACTGTTCATCTTTTTTGGATGATATAGAATCCAAAATGATTTTAACGGCTTTTTGCGCGTTTCGCATATCGCCATCGCAAACAAACCGAATGAGGCGTCGTTCACTATCATTCATCTAATAAATCCCCCAACTCAGCTCTTTTTATCCAATACGAACTTTACAAGTTTTTCAATTTCTTCCAAATTGATGATTATTTCATACCATCCTGCTGAATGCCCTTTATCGTAAGCGTACTCCCAAATTTTTGCCGCTTTCTCTTCTGAAATCCCAAAACCGACTTCTTCTTGAATCGTCTTATAAATCTCTGCGTAGATTTTATCCCTGCGCTTTATTTTTTCTTGATTTAGTCGCTTAACTTCATTGTCGTAATCATCGTTGTTCTTTTGCGCTTGCTCTTTGTTCCACTTCACCGACTTATCTTCATCAAACACAAAATTTGATGGAACTCGCTTAAAACCATAAGGCTTGCATCCCATATTTGCCATTGCTTCATATTTCTGCCCAATGTCAATCCATACGTCATTCATCTAAGAAATCCTCCAATTCAATCTTTCCGTCTGCCGCAGCAGCAGCCAGAGCGTACACGAACTGTCCAATCGTCATTCCGTGCCGTCTGGCTTCACGGTTGATGTACTTGCGTTCTTCCTCACTCATAAGGATGGTAATGCGCTTAGAACGCTTTCCGTCACCGCTTGCAACACCCTGATGCGATTCCGGCATCGGGATTTTTTTCTTTGTCAACCCAGCTTCAGCCAGTGCGCCTGGAATATCTCCCTGTTCAATCAAACGCTGCGCTTCTTTTGCCTGTTTCAGCTTCTTCGGCTTACCTTCGCCTAACACGGCATCACTTGACTGTCTTTCACTGTCTTTGGCTCGCTTCGGCTTAATACAGCTTAATTCTACTTCACTCGGCTGTGCATGGCTGTCTGTGGCATCACTAGGCTTAATCTGTGCTTGTTCGGCATTATTCGGCTTTGTTTGGCTTACTTCTTCTTCCTTTGGCTCACTTTGGCTTAATGTCTGTTCCGAAAAAACAGGCTGAAAGTCAAACCCGCCCAACAAGCCGGATGTTTTTTTGCTGGACTTTTTCATTTTTCATTCTCCTTTGGCGGCTTAGGCTGTTCCATCCAATGCGTGAGTTCTGCATTCATACTGTTTGAATAGTATCCATTTGTGTCAGCATGAAAAACCGTTTTTCGGCTATCACAAAGAATCCATTCATCGTAGGCATCATCATATTTTGCAATAGCATTCTCGGCGACAGTTCCAAACATATTTGAAAGGCTCACGATATAAGTTCCTTTGTGTTGAGGTCGATTTTCTGGGTCATTGGCATCAATCCACCGTGCCACAGGCCGCAACGTTTCCGGGTCGATGATAGGCGCATTTATAATTTTTTCTTTTACAAGAGCAATTCCCTCTCTCCAAGCGCCAGCTTCTTCCTTACTGTAATTCTTGAGTGTATAAAAGTTTTGCTCCAGTACTTTGTCTGCGTCAATCAATCTCATTTTTCTTCCCCCTCCGCAATCATTTTTGCCAGTGCCAAGAAATCCTCTGCGCTGGTACTCTTTACCGTGTCGCCACTAAACAGGCTGTGCCGCTCTGCCTGCGCCTTACGAACGCCCATAGACGGTCTAATCTTCACGTCCAGCAGCCTTGTTCCCATACTTTGTGCAATCACAGGGAGCTGCTCCACAACCTCTTTGGACAGGTTTTCACGGCTCTTGTACTGGTTCAGAAGGAGCCCTTCAATCTTCAAGGTCGGGTTGAAGTATCTACGAACGTCACCAATGGTCTGCGAAAGCTGGCTCAATCCGGCAAGCGCATAGCGGTCTGCCGTGATAGGCACGATGATGCTGTTGGCGGCAATTAGAGCGTTTACAAGTGCAAGACCGAGCTGCGGGGGAGTGTCCAGCACAATGTAATCATACTGCTCAGATACGCTTTCAAGGGCTTCTCGTAGCCGGAAGTTCTTGCCAATGTCCCGGACAAGCTGCTCGTCAATGTCCTTTAACGCATTGTCTGACGGCAGAATGTCACCAGCTTCACAGTGCTGGATTCCTTCTTCTACTGTACCCTGCCGGGTCATTACATCGAACAGAGTACACACGTCCTCTGTCTGCGCGCCGTATGTGTCCGTTGCGTTGCACTGGGCATCGCAGTCCACCAGCAGAACTTTCTTGCCAAGCAACTGTAACGCACCAGCCAGACAGGTGCTTGTGGTAGTCTTTCCTGTGCCGCCCTTCTGGTTGGCGACAGCTATGATTTTTGCCATTTTTATTCTCCCCAGTCTACATAGTAACCGTTGTATGCGAATCCTTTCGCCGCCATTCCAGCTTCGATTAAGGCTTTCCCGGCTTCAATCGCTTCATCTGGCGTTAGTTCGCTATAACTTCTTTGCGGCAAAACCCTTACAGAAGCCTGATTTCCATGATGATTGAACCGAAACTGATAATCAAACTTCTTTTCAAGGTCAAGTTCTGCTTTATTCAGAACGGAGTAGGGAACTTTTGCCATTTTATCACTCTTTCTTTATTCTTTCACTGGTTCTGGCATCGGCATCCAATGGGTGAATTTCTGATATTTTGTCCTCCACCAACATTTCCCATTCCATTGAGCCGTAATCGTATGCGTTCCACAGAAATAAGGCCCATTAGAAACGCAAGACACAAGATACGTTCCCGGTTCTTCTGGTAGCCTGTCTTTCATACTAATCCATTCCATTCTTTCTCCTTTCTGCATCATCTGCTCAATGTGCTGCATCTGACTACTTCAAGAAGCTATCATCAAACGTAGCATAATCGTCAAGGTCTGCTTCTTTCAAAATTGAGTACATATAAGCGCCGGGGTCTTTTTCAATTCTATCAAGTCGCTCACTGACAAGAATCCTGTATGCATTCTCAATGATGTTCACAACAGCTTCTTTTTTCTTGTTAGGCTTGATGTTCGGATACTTCTCCGGCAATCTCTTTGCCACCAGCTTTGCGGTCAAGATACACTGGCTTTTAGACATCTCCGGCGCAATAGATGCCCAATCCACATTCTCGTATGCGCCACTGCGGGGCTTTCTGGCAGGTCGTTGGCTCTTTGGAACATCTTTTAACTCTACGCTTTCAACCTCGTTAGCTTCCACGTCTATGACTGGCTCATTAGACTTGAAAGCTACATTGAACTTCACAGCAACCGCATTGCGACCTCTCATGACCTTGTCATATTCAACGCACAGGTCTGATACTTCGTTTATTTCAGCTACTGCAATATCAATGACACGCCGCCTAAGATGCTTGAACTCTTGATAGCTAGGTTCTCTTGCGCCAAGCTGTTCTCTTAATCTATCCAACGTAATTTCGGGCTGGCTCACGCCACGTCCGATGAACTCTCTGAGAATTGAATACAGCAAAATGCTATACTGAGATTTCATATTCGCTGTGTAGCGCAAGCGATACTTGACATATCCACGCTCTGCAATGTCGAAGAAAACAGGTTGTAGAAGTGGGTTACAGCACAACGACACAGTAATGTTCATCAAACTAGGTTCAAAATTTACAGTTGCTCTGCTGAACAAGGGATACAAGTCAAACGAGCCTGAACCGTCACCTCTAGGAACTTCAACGGAGTTGTCGATGAAATGCTTGACCTGTGCTTTCAAATTTCTAGAGTTGATTTTCAACCCCAAAAACTCGCAATATTCTTGTAACGTAAACTGAACCGTTGAAGTTTCGGGGTCTCTCGGATTGATACGGCTAAGATACACTTCAAGCAGCCGAAGCTCTCCTGCTGTATAGTCAGTGAATTTTGCCCAAACAAGCTGTCTGCTTTTTTCAACCAAGTTCCCGCCTTTAATATCAGACAATCTTATCACGCCTCCTCTCGTATAAGAGTATATCACAAACAGGTGTACAAATCAATAGCAAGTGTACACCTGTTTCCACTTCTTGTACACCTAACTGTCCACATTTCGTACACCTATATCCACAATCTGTACACCTATATCCATTTTTTGTACACCTATATCCATTTTTTGTACACCTCTTTACATTATATAAAACAAGACTATTAACAAGATTATAAAATAACTTCTACTAATAGCAGAAGAAGAAAATTTTCCACAAAATCTTTTCTTTCTCTATTAAAAAGTGGAAAACACAAAGCGAATATTGCTAAATAAACAGATGTTTAACATTCGAAAGGTTAAAACGCTTAACGGTTAGGTTTACCTAACGTGTACAAAAAGTGGATGAAAAAATTTTAAGTCAATGCTATGGGGGACGGATTGACAAGCCACTCAATCGCAAACAACAAATTAACGCTAATCCGTCATTTATTCCGTGCGAATGTTGTCGATTTACAATTTATGGGGGACAGATTGACAAGGCAAATTTGCCCGATAGGTGTACAAAAAGTGGATGAACGTGGACAAAATGTTCCTCAAAAACTGCGATAATTCGACAATCAACCGCTTATGTTATTGGGATTAACAGTATAGGAATCGTTGGACTTCATGGCTGCTTCTGTCCCGGCATCTTGCGCTTGATAAAGAATCTCCATCTTCGGGGCGGTTCCATTCGGGTCTGGGTCTGTCCCGGTAGCCTGCGCTATCTCATAGTTGCCCGATACCATCCGGCAAACAGAGACCCTGTCCTTCAATGGCGTATGGAGGTTTGCCAGAACCTCCGTCAGCACGCCCATGTGGTCTGAACCGTGGTCTCCGTACCGGATGTACAACAAAGCATCTATCTCGTAGGAAGAACATTCAATCATGGCATCTATGAGAATCTGACGCTTTTCCATGTTGGAAAGGTCGTCTTCCAGATGCTCCAGCAGTCCAGGATAAATGCAAGCGTCCATGTATCGAGCCGCCGATACGCCGCAGCAGGTGAACCAGCGCATAGCCATTGGTAGGGAAATAGCCGCCAGACCTTGCTCCCAGTTGGCAATCGTGCCACGATTCACGCCCATTCGTGCTGCTAATTTCTGCTGGCTCAGACCGGAACGCATCCGTGCCATTTCCAATGCCTTTGCAGTTCTTAACAAATATTCATCCATAAATTCACGCCCTTTCAACAAAATTCTGCAAAACTGCCGGATTCGACAAGCCAAAAAATGGAAAAAGCTGCTATGGAGAACCAACAGCAGCCTATGTTATAACTGTAACATCGAAAAAATAATCAAACAGGAGGTAACAACATGATTATCATTGACGGAATGCCCGCATCTGAACCGAACGAAAACAAAACGCCGAAACCGTGGGAGGGTTAGTGTATGAACCAGATTGACACCATGCTTATACCATATGCCCGCCAGACCGCCTTAAAGCTGGTCTACAACCTTGCAAACAGCAATGCCGATAAGTTTGCTTATGAAGAAGCAAAAGCCGTCCTAGAGCGTGCCGTAGCCGCCTTAGATGATGGATGTGACCCGGCAGAGAACATCGAAAAAATTAATGGGCAGTTCGTAGAGCTGTGAAAGGAGAAGAAGATGGACTTTACAAATGGATTCTATAAAGCCGAGAACCCTATCGTTCTTGAAGAAGTGAAAACTTTCCTCCAGTCAATGGAACGGCGTGGGGCAACCGTAAAAGACTTGGACGATGCCATTGTGCAGCTAAACAATGTTTCGCATAGCATTAGCACAAACGCTCTCGTCAAAGCAGATGTGCTGGACAATTTACCGGATAACCCTTTTCGTTCCATGCTCAACGAAATGTTACAGAGCAAAGGGTAACTTAAACTTAATGTGGCTCTTAATCATTGTCATTGCAATTTTTGGCTTCCCCGATGAAAAGTAACGGATGTGAAGAAAACATTCGATTTTGCGAAGTTGTTCAAATTATATTGACTACACAACCAAAAGATGTATAATCATATCAAATGAACATTCGTATTTACTGATCGGGAGGATATGCTGCAATGAGCGAACAAGAAAGAGCTAAGATTGACAGGTTTATCGCATGGCTGTTGGAACACCCTGATAAGATTCCGGCAGCGGAGCAAGCCTTAGACCTGGAATAACAGAAAAACCCCTTGCACAGAGCTACACCAGCCCGGCACAAGGGGTTTTTATTTTACCGGGTCAGAACCAGTCCCTCACATCTTCTCGATCAGGTTCATCAGCGCTTCCCGTTGCGCTGTCGGCATAGACTCAAGTTTTTTTCTAATCCGCTCCACTGCTGCATCGACTTCACTTTGCGGCTGCTGGGGCGGGTTTTCTTTTTGTTCGCCATTGAGAAGGTAGTCTACCGATACGTTGAAGTAAGATGCAATTTTAGAAAGAACCTCTGCGGACAGGCTCTTGGTTCTCCCGGCTTTCAGCTCGGAAAGAAAACTACGGCGAATCCCGATGCTGGCACAAAGGGTTCCGTCTTTGATGCCCTCTTTTTCGCAGAGTGCATGGATGTTGCTGTACAAGTCCGACATAAGAACACTCCCATATTTGTGCAAGTATACAAATGCACAGAATTTTGTACAAAAGAGTTGACTTGTACAGATGTCTGTACTATAATACAGACATGGGCAGTACAGAACACTGTACAGTATAAACTCTCTACGCCATTATATTAGTACAGTTTTCCGTACATGTCAATAGATTTTAGCAAATGGAGGTGGAATTTTGAAAGAAAACTTCCGTTCTGGCTTTGAGCTGGAAGTGAAGATGAAGCTGTTACAGCGAGGTATGAAGCAAACGGAGCTGATTCAGGCGGTTCAAAGCGATACTGGATTGTTCCTTGATGATTCGTACCTCTACAAGATTCTTCGTGGTGAGCGAAAGCCGGAGAAGATTATCCAGAGCATCTGCAAGATTCTGGAGATTGAGCAGAAGGAGGGCTGGTGAGTGCTGGTGACGAATTTTCGCAGGGCGCAAAGCCGCAAGCGTAGACTGAAGCTGTCAATGGCTGCTGGCGTGTCCCGAAACGATGCCAACAAGGTACTTTGGATGGAGAAGTCCATCAACCAATGCTTTGAGCGCCACAATCGGGAAGCCAGAATGAAAGAGGAGATGCAGCGTGAAGATTAAATATTGCGAGCGTTGTGGTCTATTTCTTGGCTTAGTAAACCCTACAAAGAGATATTGCTCGGAGTGCAAGCACAAAATGGACAAGGAACGTGACAAAAAGCGTAAAAAACGCCTACAGAACGAAAACGCAAGAGCTAGAGAAACAAAAGCGTTTCCGTCTATCGGAGAAGTTCAAGTGCTTGCTGATAAGCTCGGCAAACACTACGGCGACGTATCACGGATGCTTGCGTCAGGAGAGTTGACCTATGAACGGTAAGTACTACGGCAAGCGAGAAATCAGATGGCACAGCCGGGAAAAAGAACGGCTGGAACGCATCCAACGTAATCGAAGGATGGCAAACGATGAAGAAAGCAATAAGCAACTTCAACAAAAGCAGTCCGTGGCAGAATCGCTGGCAAGAGGGTGAACCTTTAAGACTGGAACATATTGAGAAAGAAAGAGTGAGCAAAAATGAAAAAATCAAAGTAAGAATCACATTCATCGAAGCAGTTCTCGGCACATGGCCTAGCAACCAGAACATTGCACGCGAGTTCATTGCCAGCAAGTCCCCGGATGCAAACACCATCGAGGACGAAGTTGCTGCTCTGGGCGCTGATGCTGTGGCAGATAAGGGCATGACCATGTTCCCTCGCAACGAAAACGGCGAACCCATCTTGTATGACTACCAGATCAAGGGCTTCTTCAAGGATTCCTGTGGTATGCTGGGTCGTATCGGCGGCAAGACCGAAACCGGAAAGAAGAAAGCCGTCAACGAATCCGGCAAGCTCACCGCATACAAGAAGGTCATTGATGGTCTGATTTTTGTTCAGCCACGCATGATTCCCATTTATGTGAACGGCGAGATTACCGAGTGCCAGCGCCCTCTCCGCGCCCAGACGGCGCAGGGCGAACGTGTAAGCCTTGCCAACAGCGAGCAGATTCCAGCTGGTTCGACCTGCGAGTTTGAAATCGTTCTTCTGGACGATTCTCATGAGAAGGCCGTGCGTGAGTGGCTGGACTACGGTGCTCTGCGTGGTATCGGCCAGTGGCGCAACAGTGGCAAGGGGCGATATACCTACGAAATCCTCAATTAACCGCTATGGCAGGGTGGGGCTGTGCTGCACTCGGCGTGGAACGGCAACGGCATAGTGACGATTGGCTCAGAAATGCTAAGGCAATGCTTGGAGACGAAGCGACTTGATCGGCAACGGCGATGCGCTGATTTGACAGGATCTGCAAAGGCATGGAGAAGCAAGGCTCAGACGAGCAATGGAATTGCATGGAACCGATATGAGCGGCACAGCAAAGGCTATGGATGCAAGGCGTAGCTTTGATAAGCAAAGGCATCGAACGGCGGCGACGTGCGACGCAATGGCAAAGAATAGAACCAATAAGCTAAGGCATTGAGTAGCTAGGAGCAGAACAGCAACGGCAAAGCAATTCATCGAGAAGCAACGGCAAAAGCGAAAGGAGAAAAATGAAAGCACTTGTGGAAATCGCCCTAATCTGGGGCATCATTCTGGCGTTGATTCTTGCAGCGTTCCTTTTGAACCTGTGGCTGGTACATCTCATTGAACTACTGGTAGGCGCAAAAGGCACATGGGGGATCATCGTGGCAGCCGCTGTAATGGCAACCGGATGGATTTTTAATTTTGGCAGCAAAAAGGAGAACCAATGAAAACTTTGAAAGGAACAGCATTGTCCATGATCGGTCTGGTCGTGGCAATTGCAGCAGTCGGGTGCGGGGACACGATTCAGGGCTGTCAGACCACAGCGCAGATGTTTGGCTGGGTAATGGTATCATGCGGGCTTCTTGCAACGGCTATCGTCTTGTGTGCGCTGGCTGTTAGCGCCGAAGAGGAAGAACGCAGTGAACGCGAGCGCAGGAAAATCAAGCGCATTGCTCACCACACCAACGAGTGGAGGGATGCTTGATGAAGTGCCCAATGTGCGGTAGTGACAACATTACAACGGTTGATAGCCGGTCTGACCACGACAGCATCGTTCGCAGAAAAAAGTGTCTTGTCTGTAACCATCGGTGGTCTACCATCGAGATTGACAAAGACCAGTGGTACAGCGCACTGCAAATCAAAGAGGAACGCAAGAGAGGGAGACCAAAAGATGATTAACCTTGACAGATTTGGTGGCGTGACAGAGCCGGATGATGGCGTGTATTTTATGACCAACGAACAGATGGCGCAAGCGAAGGAAGCCGACCGGCTGGCAGCGATTGAGGACTTGCAGGCTGAAATCGATGAGAGGGAAACGGAGTTGAAAGACCTCCGTGCACAACTGGCAGAACTGATGGCTAGTTGATTCTGTACAGCCATATTAAGCCAAAGTATTAATAATGAAGCCTAATGAAGCCGAAGAAAGGAAACGTATGGACAACAGCAAAATTCATGAAGCCTTGATGGCTGTTCAATCAGAGTTGAAAGCCCCGAAGGGGCAGATGAACACATTTGGCGGTTACAAGTATCGCTCTTGTGAGGACATTTTGGAAGCAGTCAAACCAATTTTGAAAGAACACGGTTTGCTTCTTACCCTTTCTGATGAACCTAAAGTGTTAGAGGGATGGCATTACATCGAAGCGACCGCAAAAGTGGAAACTCTGGATGGTGGATGCGTAACGGTTACTGCTTACGCAAGAGAACCGGAGCAAAAAACCAAGATGGATGCAGCGCAGGTGACTGGAACGTCTAGTAGCTACGCCAGAAAGTACGCCTTGAACGGTTTGTTCTGCATTGACGATACGAAGGACGCTGACACGGACGAGTACCAGAAGCAGACCGCAAGCAGGGCAAACAAGCCTGCACAGAAGCAAACGGAAGCGGAAACCATCCCCCCATGCGCTTGCTGCGGAAAGCAGTTGCAGCCTATTCAGTACAACAACCGCACAGTCACTCCGCTGGAAACTGCAAGAAGCACGAAGAAACGCTTTGGGCGCGTCCTGTGCTGGGACTGTGCCCAGAAACAGCCGAAGGAGGGCTAAACAATGCTTAACTCTATTGCAATTCAGGGTCGTCTGGTTCACACGCCTGAAGCTAAAGTCACGAAGTCTGGCAAGGATGTTTGCACGTTCAGCATTGCTTGCGACCGTCAGAGTGGTGGTCAGAAGGAAACCGACTTCTTCAACTGCACCGCATTTGGTAATACGGCACTGTTCGTTTCCAAGTGGTTCCAGAAGGGTAGCCTAATTCTGGTGACTGGCAGCATCCAGACCCGGAAGTATATCGACAAGCAGGGAAACAACCGCACCGCAACGGAAATCATGGCGAACAAGGTTGACTTCTGCGGTGGCAAGTCTGACAGCAAGCCTTCTGATCGGGCGCAGGATGCACCGCAAAACTACTCGCAGGGCAACGCAGATGACTTCTCTGTGATTGACGATTCATCGGATTTGCCCTTTTAGGACATAAACCCTGACCGCCTACCTTATATAAGAGCTGCGCTATCTGGCTATACGGGCGTTTGAGAAGATGATTACCTGTTGTCTCAACTGCACATCACGCTGCACAGCTTGCCACGACACTTGCGAGAAGTACAAGGCTGAGAAGAAAGACTTCGAGGAACGCAAGGCGTTTGTGTATGAGCTGAACCACAGCCAGAGCGTGTACCACCGTAACTACGAGGACAAGCACCGGGAACGTGGCAAGAAGCGGTATCTCGGAAGTGAATTTAGAGGTGAACGAGGATGAGCAAAGCCGTACTTATTAGCATTCGTCCAGAGTGGTGTAACAAAATTGCAGGTGGGCAGAAGAGCGTGGAAATCCGCAAAACAGAGCCAAATCTGAAAAAGCCGTTCAAGTGCTATATCTACTGCACCAAGAGTACACACTTTGTCGATATTCCCGGTGTGAAAAAAAGTGGCCTCATGTCGGCTGACGGAAAGGTCATCGGCGAGTTTACTTGCTGTAGTACTACGGTCATCCGCCATGTAAGTCCGACGGGAAGCGGGGCTTTGCCCAAGCTACACATTATTGGGCCGGGGCTAGAATTGCAGTATAAGCCTGCGACTGACCTGCTCAAAGCGGCCTGCCTGAGCGAAGAAACCGCCGAAAAATATCTCGAAGGCCGTGGCGGCTACGGCTGGCACATTTCCAACTTGAAAATTTACGACCGCCCACGACCGTTGAGCGATTTTACAAGGCTGCGGGCAACGAAATTTGGCTATGAGCCTGTAGATATTGAGCGGCCACCGCAATCCTGGTTTTATGTGGAGGAACTTTACACATGAACACCGGCAAGCAGTTTGAAGCAGATTTTAAAGCGTCCATGCCAAAGGATGCGTGGTGCTACCGGCTGAAGGACAGTGCTGCCACATATTACGGCGGCAACGAGAACTTGTCCTTCTCCATCGACAACATCTGCGACTTCCTTGTGTACCGTTACCCGATGAACCACCTGTTTGAACTGAAAACCATTGAAACGCCCTCTATCCCTCTGGAAAAGGTGTTCGGAAAGTACGACAAGGCAAAGTGCAAATACCGCAAGGAAAAGCACATCACGGACATGGTAGATGCAATGGGATACAGCGGTCAGACCGCCCATGTGATAGTCAATTACAGGGCGGTCAACCGCACCTTTGCAATCCCTGCCAACAAGGTTCTTGCGTTCCGTTACAACGAGAGCCGTAAGAGCATTCCTTGGCAGTGGGCAGAGCAAGAGGGAATAGAGGTCAAAGCAAAAAGGCTGCGTGTCCACTGGCGGTATGACGTGGACGGGCTACTAAAGAGATTGGAGAAAGAAAATGCAACTGCCTGAAAAACAAGAACTTGTAAGGCTTCTTGGGCTGTACCAAAGCGAACTTCTTATGGAGAACGAAGAAAACCTTAGAAAGAAAATGAGAAGCAATGAAAGCCAGAAGAAGGTTGCCACAGATTATTCATACGGTGTAAAAGCTCAGTATGAACACGCAAGAATCATCATCAAGAAACTTTCTGTTGAAATCGGAAAAGAACTCAAGGCTAGTTGGGAGTTGTGGTGAAAATGACAATGGTTTGCGATAGGTGCGGTGAAACGTTTCCGCTTTCCAACGATGTGAAATACATGACACCGTTTGATGACGAACTTGACCAATTTGAAAGCAATTCTATTGTAAAGTGCCTTGCTGGAGATGATAAAGGGATTTACTCGATAAGAGATGAAACCGTTGTCCTTTGCCCCTCTTGCATGGCAAAGCTGAACGACTGGCTGAAAGGAGAGCAGAAGTGAGCGATAAACGATTGATTGATGCAAATGCGCTTGGCAGATATATCTCCGACTGGCAAATGAGCTTGCCCGGAGACAACAGACCAGACTGGAATAACGCCGCTTATGACACGCTCGAAGATGTGCTGGAAGCCATCAAAAACGCCCCTATTATCGACCCGGAAACACTGCGGCCGGTGGCGCACTGATTCAGAACCTTCGGTGCGATGCAGACCTGACCGATGAACAGGTGCAGAAAATCATCCGCATTGGTGACAGGTACTGGGAGATGGTTGGGCAGTTTAAAAATGAGGACATGACACCTGACGAGTTTGCGGATTACATCACAGCAAAGTCAGAACAGGTAGAAAAAAAGTTGAGAGAAAGGTGGAGCTAATGGACAAGGAACAGCTTGCAATCGCACGCTTGCAGGACGCTGCACGGCTGTCCGAGCATCGTTACAAGAAACCGTTAATGGTCACATACTCTGGCGGCAAGGATTCGCAAGTGCTTGTGGCACTGGCTGAACGTGCCGGAATCAACTTTGAGGTGGTCAACAGCCACACCACAGCAGATGCGCCGGAGACGGTCTATTTCATTCGTGAGCAGTTCAAAGCGATGGAAGAACGTGGAATCAAATGCTCCATCGTCATGCCACGATACAAGAACAAGACCGTGTCCATGTGGACACTGATTCCGCAAAAGCTGATGCCGCCCACACGGATTGTGCGGTATTGCTGTGATGTTTTGAAAGAAAACACTGGCAAAAACAGATTCATTGCAACAGGTGTGCGGTGGGCTGAATCCTTACGGCGCAAGAACAGTCGTGGCGTGATGGAGCTGATGCACAAAGACAAAGAGAAGCGCATTATCCTCATGGGCGACAATGACGAGAAGCGCCAGCTGTTTGAAACCTGCAACCTCAAGGGAAAGATGAACGTCAATCCGATCGTGGACTGGTCTGACGATGATGTGTGGGACTACACGCACAGCGAACACTTGCCCATCAATCCGCTTTACTGCGAAGGGCAAAAGCGTGTTGGCTGCATTGGCTGTCCTATGGCCGGTAGGGGGGGCAGACAGCGTGAGTTTATGCGCTGGCCTTCCTACGAAAAAATGTACATTTCGGCGTTTGATCGAATGCTTGATGTCAGAAAAGCAAAAGGCTTGCCGTGCGATTGGAAAACAGGCATGGACGTTTTTCGTTGGTGGATGCAGGACGAAAACATCAACGGTCAGTTGAGCATGGACGATTTGATGGAGGATGACAATGTTTGAATTCGTAACTCGCTGGCTGGTATGCCTAGTCCTGCTGGCGGTAGTGGTTCAGTCCGAACGGACGATCAAAAACATGGCAAGCAACCTGTTTGAGGAACGGCAGGCAATGCTTGTCTGGCTGTTTATCAACGTGTGTCTGGTCGTTTGCACGGCTGTTGTGATGGGGTGGAGGTAAGTATGGAAATTCGTGGAGAGCATAGCAAGAAGAGAGTTCGTTTTGATTCGCTAAAAGAAGGAGAGCCGTTTTACTACAACGGCGAACTTCTTATGAAGACAAGCGAGGTTACTGACAATTCCGGCTTTTACGGTGGCACTACATATAACTGTGTGTCGCTCCGTCACGGTAGGATTATGGAATGCCATGATGATACAATGGTCGGCATTGCAAGGGTTCATATCGAAAAGGAGTACTGATGGACAACGAACTTTACTGTCCAATGAAGATGACCAGTAATCCGCTTGGTCGGTGCGTCTGCGAGAAAGAAAAGTGCGCTTGGTGGCGGCAGTGGGACAACTGCTGCTCCATCTTGTGGATTGCACGGGAACTGAGAAACATCGAAACGAAGATGAAGAGGTGAGAACATGGAAGAACATGCAGAGTTAAAACACGGATATTGGAAACTTTCACCAGATGCTTATTATATGGACACGATGTCAGAAGAACGAGAATTAAAAGCCTATGTGACGGCGAAATGCTCGTTGTGTGGAGAACATCATCCGAACAATTATACAGTGTGGTCGAAAACTTTATACGCACCGGATGGTGAAGAATACACATACGAATGGAATATAAGAGAAGAAAAAGAAAACATTCTGAAAGAAGCGATAGAAAATCGCCGTAATTATGCGAACTATTGCCCGAACTGCGGTGCAAGAATGGATTTAAAACAAAAATAAAGAGGTGATAACTCTTGGCAACACCCCCAAAGCGTGGTCGTGGCAGACCGCCGCTGACAGAAGCCGAAAAGAAAAAGCGTGAGAAGCGAGCACAAAAGGCGAAAGAAGAAGCCGCCGTGAAGCGTGAAAAAGAGCGTGAGAAGAAGAAGCAACAGATGCTTAACAAGCGGAAATCTATCCGCTCACAGGTGAGTAAAAAGGTGAAAGAACAGCAGGAGTTAGCAATCACGAGGTCTAAGATGCTGAATACTGGCGATTTGCAATCAAGAATCGGCGATGAAGAGGACAAGAAAGTTGTCGGAATGATTGCCGCAAAGTATTTTGGCGACCTTCCGAGCGTGGACATGAACAACCCGATTGAAGTGCAGCAACGTCTTGACTTCTTCTTTGATGCTTGCATCGAAGCCAGAATATCCCCTGTGGTGGAATGGATTGCACTAGTTCTGGGCATCGAATGGCCTAGCCTGAGACAGATTATGACAGGCAAACGCCGTGACGACAGCTTGCAGCAGAAATACATCCTGAAACTGATTCTACAAATGCAGTCCATGTGGGCGTACAACGGTATGTATGGTCAGGAGAACCCGGCAGAGTGGATTTTCCGAGCCAAGAACTACTTTGGTATGCGTGACAACGTGGAAGTCACCGTTGCACCGCCTGAACAGCCGTTGGGCGATGCCCAGAGCGCAGAGCAGTTGGCACAGAAGTACCAGACGGCTTTGCCGAAAGGGATTGACGTGGAATATAGAGAGGTGGCAATCGATGGAAAATAGCTATTGGTAGTAAGCCAAAAAACGTGAAGGCGTCAATACACAGAAAAGAAGGAGGATATTGTGGATAAATTTTTGTGCATCAATGATAACGGCTCATTTGAAAAAGGAGAAAATTATTTCGGGGAGGTTGAATTAGATGGTACTTTGGCGATAAATACGGATTTCTACGATGATGATTACGGAGAATGGCATTATCTTCCGTGCGGCAAATGGAAAGAATTCTTTAAACAAACGGAATCTTAATTTTTCACGGCGATAATATGACGAAATAAGGATCGTATCGAAGCATTGATGGCCAAGATGCAGAAGAAATTTGGCAAAAGGAGCAACTAATGCAAACTGACAGAGGAATCTACCACAAGCGAGTATGCGACCGCTGCGGAGCGGTTCTTGGCTGTAGAATGATGAACCCTGACGAATACTTCAAAGACTGGGCGTGGCGCAGGGGCACCGGCGACCTGTGCCCGGAGTGCTATGAGGAGTATAAGCGAGTGATCGGACGGTTCAATGCCAACAGAAGGAGAAATAGAGGGCAGATATAATGAAAAAGTGCGCTCTTTACAGGTGCAAACAGTGCTTTGCGACCATGACGGACGAAAGCGATGTCAGAATCGACAAAGACATTGTTGATTGGATGTTTGAAAACGAAATGGAAGAAAGCAAAATTGGGTTTATCGCAAAATTCAAAATAAGCGATAAAGTTTTCATCCATCGTTGCGCCAATAACACTGTTGGCTTATGCGAGTTTATCGGATGGAAGGAGATAGAGGAATGAACTTCTACTGCACCGCAGAGCATTGCTCTTGCATGGGAATCAAGCATTTCTCCGCTGGTAAGGTCATCCGATGCACGGCAGAATCCTGCAAGAATAAATCTGAGCCGTCCTGTGGCTCTTGCAAATGGTACGCAGAGCCAGAGGGCGTGTGCGTGAACGGCCAGTCAGAACACGTTGCAGACTTCGTGTGGGATGAACGTGGATGCAAGGAATGGGAGAAGAAAGATGACAGCAGGGGAGAAAATTAGGAAGCGCAGGCTTGAACTCGGCATCAAACAGAAAGACGCTGCAAAGATGATTGGAACGACCAGTGCGTATGTAAGTGCCGTTGAAAAGCAAAAGCGTGGCGTGAAGAAAGAAACGCGGCTGGCAAAATTCGCAGAAGCCCTTCAATGTAGCGTGAACGATTTGAGGTCAGATGCGCCAAAAAACATGGTAGACCCAACCAATGATGACTTTGGAGCCGTCTGCAACTGCGCCGTCCGCTATTGCTTTGGCAGACGGTCATATATGCCTAGCCTTGTATGCGGATACATCACACAGCTTCTGCCAAAACTGACGGACAAGACGCTTGATTGCTTTGAGCGTGACATTGCAGAACGCAAGCGTACAGGTTTTGACTTTGGTGATTCCTGTGATTATGAGACGTGGGATGCGTTCCACAAGGCGGTTTGCGATGAAATAGAGAGGAAAAAGGGCAATGGAAGTCAGACCGATTGATGCAAATGCACTTAAACGTTATTTTTCTGATAGGCAGATGGAGTATGTAAGCGTGGATGAAGCTGATTACACATTCAACGCCTTGATGTTCGACGTGCTCGGAGACGTAATAACAGCAATTGAAAATGCGCCAACAATCGAGGTGAAAGACAATGGCTAATTATCCAGAATACCTTGAACGAAACGCACTTATTGAAAGAATCAAGAAAGCATATTGCGATGGCTGCGAGAACTACAATGGAGTTAGATGCCGTGCTTGCGGTATTGGCGATGCCATTGACGTTGTGGAAGATGCTCCGACAGCCTTAGAGCGTACCGCTGAATGGATTGTACAGGACGATACGTTCACAAGGTTCGAGTGTAGCAGATGCCACACAAAAAATCATCACACACGTTGGAACTACTGCCCTAACTGTGGTTCTTTGATGGAGAACAGGTTATGAGTAATACACTCTGGCATCCAGCAAGCGAACCACCGAAAGAACGAACGACACCTTTGTTGCTTGCGACTAAGACAACGTGGCGTGATAAAAATGGAAAAATGTTGCAAGGAATCTCGCCAACAGCGTACTTTCTTGGCTGTTACGCAGACGGTCAGTTCTGGGACGAGATAGGCGAGAGACTGCCGAAAGATGTGACGGTGACGCATTGGATGGCGTTTCCGATGGTATAGGAGGGCTTATGGAAAAGAATGTCGTTGTTACGCAAGATATGGTTGACGCATTCACAGAGGAAATGCAGGAAGCATACAAAAAGTACGGTGATGATGAAGAAATCGTTCACATCATGATTGGCGGCATCATGTGTGAAACCTTAAAAAAGCTGGGATTTGCAGAAGGTGTGAGAATCTTTAACGAAGCACCGAAATGGTATGCGTAAGGAGCAGTAAACATGACGAACAAGAAGTTTGGAATCATCGTTATGGACTTGAGCCTTTTCGACTTTGGGCCGAAACCGCCTTGCGGGTACATCAAGGCAAAACATATCCGCCCAGCGTACGGCAAAGGCGCAAGGCCTGTCAAGGCGCATAAGCGAATCACGAGAACGAGAGAGGGATTCAGAAAATGAAAAACTTGTCAAAGAAGCACCTGAAACAGATTTACAGGCGCAGAAACAATTTCACTATGCTGAGCCGGTTCTTCCGCTCTGCACCAAGTAATCGAGATGATTACAGCAAGCTGATGGACTGGCGTTGGAGCATGTGTACGAACGTCTACTACATGATTCCGGGTGAGAAAATTAAGAAAAGGAGCAAAAGGACATGAGCATGGACGAAAAGGGTAAAAAATGGAAGAACTCAAAAGATGCCCATTCTGCGGAAAGAACGCAGTTTACATTGGTGTATGTGACGATGAAGGCAACTTTCATGGTCATTTGGGATGCGAGTACGAACAAGACCCGTGGAGCGGGCTTTCTTATGACTTGCATCACGAAGGATGGGGCAAATGTATCCTTTGCACGGATGGAGACAATCAAAGCATGGGTGGCGCACTGTTTGACACGGCAGAGGATGCTGTCGAAGCATGGAACAAACGCTACAAAGAGGATTGAGCATGGACAAAAAACGAGACAGCTTTACATTCCAACGATACTACTTTGAAGCCATCTCCACACTCAAAAGTAAAGAGAAGTTGGAACTATACGATGCAATCTGTGCATACGTTTTTGAAGGAAAAGATGCAACTTTGAACTCAAAAAAAGCAGAATCTTATTTCATTTTGATTAAACATCTGCTCGATGAAGAATCAAAAAGAAGCGATATTGCGTCAAAAGGATGGTCTACACGAAAGTCAGCTCATCCTCATGTCATAAATGAGATGAAAGTCAGCTCATCTATGAGTTCAAAGTCAGATGACAATGAGCCCATTGTATCAACTGACAGTCAGATGAACGTCAAGACCCTGCCGGAGAGTGCAGTCAAAAAGAAACCTGACATCTTCTCCGACTTTGCTCATGGCGATAAAGCCCTGCTGGAATCCCTGCGAGAGTTCGCACAGATGCGTACAAGAATCAAAAAGCCTATGACAGACCGGGCGAAACAGATGCTCTGCAACAAGCTGGAAAAGTTTGATCGGCATGATTGGAAAGCCATTCTCGACCAGAGCATCTATGCCGAGTGGCAGGACATTTACGCATTGAAACAGGATGACCAGTACGAGCAAAGTACGGAGATGGAGTTTCCTAGACTATGACAATGGACGTTCAAACGGTATTTATCGGTGCGCTGATGCTCTGCAAGCCGGGCGTTGTGGATGAAATCATACCAGACCTTGAACTTGACTTGTTCAAACCTGAGCTGAGAGACGCTTTTGCAGCTGTTCAGGGCTATTGGACGGCTAGGGGTAAGATAGATATAGTCGAGATAAACACGCAGCATCCAGACGTAGCGCAGACGCTCTTGGCGTGTGTACAAACCTGTGAATCAGAGTGTGTACGAATTGACAGGGAGCAGATGCAGCGTTGGGCACAGCTTATCAGAGAACAGGCTGCACTCACTCGTGTGCAAGGCCTGGCATTTCAGATGACCAGCGAGCTTACCGATTATTCTGATCTATCAGACATTTACCAGCAGATGGGCGAAGCAATGAGCCTGAAAGCTGAGGAAGAAGATGCGTGGACATACGAGGATGTGCTGAACGACTATGTGCTTCACATGGACGAGAAACCTGTGTACATCAAGACAGGCCTAGAACGTCTGGATGAAGCGCTGCACATCTCACCGGGCGATTTCATCATAATCGGCGGCAGACCGTCTGCTGGCAAGACAGCCCTGTCTCTGCAAATAGCAGCAAGCATGGCAAAGCAGGACTATACCGTGTACTATTTCAGCTTAGAAACAAGCAAACGCAAGCTGGGCGCACGTCTGATGGCCAATCAAATATACTGCCCTCTGGACACGGTGAAAAATAAGGCGGTCAGCTTGAATGAGATTGACGGACAGGCAAAGAACATAAAGATGCCTCTATATATCCGCTCCGCTGCCGGAAAGAACGTGGCGTGGATGAAGGCTCAGGCTCTCCGTAAAAAGGCTCAAGTCATCTTCGTAGACTATCTTCAACTCATCCACGAAACAGGCGCAAAGGACAGATATGCCGCCATTACAGCTATATCCATTGCCCTGCACGAACTGGCACAGACCACAGGCATTGTTGTGGTGGCACTGGCACAGCTCAATCGAAACCCATCCAAGCCCGGAGCAACGCCTACTAACTCCGACTTGCGAGAGAGCGGGCAGATTGAACAGGACGCAGATGCAATCATCCTTCTGTCCGGCGATAACCCCGACAAGTACCTGTTCCGACTAAGCAAGAACAAGGAAGGCGAGATAGGCGACCTTCCAATCACTTTTAATAAGCAGATTCAACGGTTTCAAGAGTATACTTGGATGGATTGATACCGCCTGAACCACATAAATATTTTTCACTACACAAAATACAGGAGGAAAAGACTATGTTTGTAAACACTGGTGGAGTTATTGCCGCAATCATCGCAAATCAGAACGCTCAACGAATGCGGAGAGAAAGAGAACAGCATGAACGTGCAGAACGTGAACGCAGAGAAAAGCGTTTAGCGGAAGAACGAAACAAAACGGAAAAAGAGCGGAAGCCTTTTGACGAACTGAACATCATCCAGAAATAACGCAAAGGAGAAAACAACTATGGCACTTACCAACATCGAGCGTGAAACTATCATCACCTTCAACGCAGCGGAAGATACCGCAGAAATCTACACGGCAGACCCGGTTTACATTCGCAAGCTGGACAAGCTCTGTGAGCAGTTCCCCGATACATACAAGTTTATGGCGGAGCTGTCTGCCAAGCGGTGCAAGGAATCTAAGACCTATTCGATGCCGAAACGTCTTGTGAAGTTCCGGCCGCCTGTCACTCGTGAGATCAGCGAAGAGCAGCGTGAAGCGCTGGCAGAGAGTCTGCGTAAAGCAAGAGAAGCCAAGAAAGCCAAGAATATCTAATCTTAGCTCGCGCGGCTACAAAACTACTGTATCAGAAAGCATGGAACGGTATCAGGTGGTAAAACTACCCTCTGCGACTATTCCGTGCTTTTTTCTCTTGTTATTTATCAGGGTGAAACGGCAACGTCTGAATTTGAAAAAGAATCGTCTAATCGCAGGGCTGATTGAGACGAAAGCAAGATGTGTGAGACGAAAAAACGCTTTGACTATCACTTTCGGAAACGGCTTTCAAATTTTTGTCCCCTTTCCCCCTTGTTTCCTCTTTCCCCCTTTTGTCCCCCTCTTTCCCCTACAACCCCTATTACCCCCTATAATCCCCCTAGCATCTTCCGTGCTCCCCCTTTCCCTCCCCGTGTGTTTAGCGCGTCCGCAGGCGTTATATGCGCCAGCGCGCGCGTTGACGGAGCCGGGTGTGCCATAATAGTTCAAAAGTGAATAAATAACAGTTATGCGAAATTGTAAACTGGTTCTTTCCCCCTACAACCCTCTATCTCCAAAGCTACACCGTTAGCCAGCAGAGCAGACCGTAGGCGAGAACTAGCGTGAAGTTCGGATTGGTGGATTGTCTGCGACTATTTCGCATGGAAAATTGACTCCATTTTGTAGTCAGTTCAATATGTACAAATGTTGCATTGACTATTCCTAGCAGAATGCTATGAATTAATTAAGATACCATAGTACGTTGCTGGGAATTAAATCGAGCAGGAACAGACCGAATCGGATGGTACGACTATTTTAGCAGAATAATCCCTAGATAGTTACTAGGATATATAAGCGCGTATTATAATAAGTACGGTTGGCATACGAATTTGGTATGGCTATCGAGTGAATAAATGTGTGAATATATGTAATGGGTTATGAATTTTATGCGGTCTGATGACTTGGCGACTATCGCATCTCTCTTTTCCTAAAAGGCAAACGACTATTTCACACAAAAAATACACGACTATTTGACGATAGTTCGCAAGAAAACACTACGACTATTATTCTACGACTATCAGCGGACAGCTCGTTACTATATATAGGACTTTCAAAAGCTAGTCATCTGACGACTTTACGACTATTCCGCGACTATTTGCCAGGAGAAACTACGACTATCGGCTACGACTATTCCAGCCGGAACGCTACGACTGTTGCTGACCTCTATTGGTTATCGGGCGAAAGCCCGAAAAGAGATACGGCGGTAGCCGTCAATGGTTCCGCCCGCCGCGCCCCTGCCGCTGGACTGCCCCGCCGGGTGGAGGGCGTCGGGTTGACCCGGTGCCAGACCTCCAGCCGCCGGGATGACCCCTGCACAGGATGCAAGCTGGATGCGCTGACCCGCTGCCGCTGGCATGGTCTGCGCTATGCTGCACCGTCTGGCATGGATCCATAACAGGAACGCACCCTTATATATACCTTATTATAATAGGCGATTATAATAGGCGGCTGCCCTGCCCTGTACCGCGTCCGGCGTGGCGGTGGTATCTGGTATCGGTGGAGGTGCTGCGCTTGATGGTATGCCCTCTAGTGTGGTGCAGGCGGTGCATAGGCCGCTTGTGTGGCTGCTGTATTGTGTGCGCTGGAATGGGTCAAATTAACGGAAATGCCCCTGTAAAGCCCTGTAAACGCTTTTGATGTTTTGGCTGTATAATTGCATTGATAGCAGAAAATCTGCTGTGAACGCTTGTGTGTGGCTGATACGCCGCCGGGCAAAATAAAAGCCCTGCACCGTGTCGATGCAAGGCAAAAGAAAAACCCGGTCATTACTGGCCGGGTGGGATGCTTTTTATTTGGACGCCTTAAACAAGGCGCTGAAAAACCAGAAGAAAAACAGAAGTGTGGACAAAATCACAGCTTGCACCCCCCTTTTTATACCACGCTGAAACGCTTGTAGTTTGTGCGGGTGCTGCATTCTGCGTATACATCCGGGTGCAGCGTCTTCAAAAGCTTGCTATCGAGCCGCTTGTTTTCCCTATACTCGTTTATTCTTTTTTCAAAATCAGACATTTTTCAGTTCTCCAAAATTCCTTTATTCTTGAATAGCGTTCTCGGGTTGTGCTTTTCGTATTCTCTCCAATTTTCGCCGATCGCAAGCGCTGAGTTTTGCGCCCAAAATGGGACGCCCGCCCGGTCAAGCTGACCAAACAAAAAATGAATGGTTTTATCTGCCTTGTTCAAAAACCCGATATCGTCCGGGTCTTTTTCCCTGCAATAGGAGATCTCAGCCATCCAATATGCAAGGGATTCCAATAGGCCGTATGCCTTTTTATTTGCCGTGTATGTCATTTTGTGCGCCCCCTCAGCTGTTTAAAAACGCGATCATTACAAGCGCGCCGGAGATCATGCCGCCAACATACCAGATTGCAGCCCACTGGGAAAAGTCAAGAGTAATCATTTTTAGGCCTCCTTATAATACAGGCCGTTGGTACGGCAGATAGTGCGGATACGGTTGCACGCCTGATACAGTGCACGGGCTTGCACGTCAAGCCATGTTTCCCGGCTGTTGGGCTCATACGTCCCGCCGTGCTTGCGCTTGAGTTCGGACGGGGTGCAGACGCGGGCGGCAATATCTGCGTCATAGCAGAGGGAGCAGCCGCCGTTGCTGTACTGCTCCCAGCAGCTTGCACCGTTGAGCGCCCACCGCTCAAGCTCTGTACCGTCAAGGGGCAAGCGCTCCATGTTGTCCGCGCCCTCCTGCACATCGTCCAACAGGTCAAGGGCGTACAGCGTGACGGCCTTATCCCATGCGCTACGATCGTGGCGGGCATTGAGTTCGGCGCGGATGGTATCCGCAAGTGCGGTATAATCATGGGTAACAGTCTGGGGCTGTTCTGCGGTAAGGTCAATAATGGTCGTTGCGGCCGCCGCAGAAATGGTGTTGGCCTGTGCGGCGTTAAGTTCGATAATCTCGCGGACGTTCTGACTTGCAAAGTGTGCCTTTACAGATTCACGGTTTTCAGCAACTGCAACGGTGGAGATGTATTCATCGTTTCGCTCAGTGATAACGTGGTAATACTTTTTCATGGTTTTTGTCCTCCTGTTTTGGTTCAATGTGGTTGTGCTCATTTATTTCTGAGCTTGTCTATATTATATCATTTATATCTGAGTAGTCAAGGGCTTTACACAAAAAAATACAGATATAAATGAGTATAAATATAGCGTCCGAAATTGTACACTTTGCTGGACACGCTGCACACCCTCCAGCGTCCGCCGCTGGCACGATCGTCTCCTGATATCGTGTGCAGACCGGTGCAACGTGTCAAGCATCTGGGCGCGTTAGTGCGCCGTGTTTTGTATGGTCTGCGCTTGCATCTGGTACGGCCTGCGCTGTGCAGTCTGTCCGGGTGCGCTGGGGGCTGGGGTCTCCACCTCTGGGGTATATGGGGAGAGCCCGGGGTGGGGCGGTCGCCCCCTCTCGTAGAAAAAATTCAAAAAAGGCGTTTCTCTTACCAACACCCACCCCACCTTCACAAACCAAACCCTATCTGATTGTGCAAGTCTCCAAAAATTCCGAAAAAAACAAAAAGACCCCTTACGGAGCCATTGAATGTGTTATACTGGCAAAGGAAAGGTGGAATTAAAAATGCAAACGTTCAGTGGAATCATGCTGCTTGCTGGATTTATTCTAAGTGTGTGTTGTATCATCAATGCACTTAGAGGAAAAGGGAACAGTAAGTTCTGGTGCGGGTCTATCGCTTGTTATATTTGCTTTGGTATATTCTACGGAATCTATCAAAAAGATGGCAGAGACTTTGGAATCGGCTGTACGCTGGCCTTTGTAGCATACGGCGTAAAGATTATCTGGAATCTCCTGAAGTCGATTGTTAAGCACGAAAAGTATTCAGCGAAGAAAGACTTGATTGCTTTAGTTGTGTGCTTAGTGCTAGTTGTTGTTGGCATGAATCTTCCGTATGACAAGGAGCTGGAAGCAGAACGCGCGGCGGCTTCCGAAGAAAAAGTAGCATCTGAAGCCTTAGCTGCATCTATCAAAGCAGCGGAAGAAGCAAAATCTGCATCCGCAGAGCAGCAAGCTGAAAGTGAATCCGTATCTGAAAGCCAGTCTGAGCCCGAAGTTGAGAGCGAACCTCAGCCCGAGAGCGAACCTATCCATGTTGAAACGGAAGAAGAATACAAAGCATCTTGCGGAACCGTAGGCTACAAGGATTTATGCCGCTACCCGGAAAAGTACGCTGGAACAAGAATTGTAATCAAGGCAAAGGTACAGCAGATTATGGATGCTTCTCTTTTCAGCAGCGACAAGGCATGGCGCGTTCAGGATAACGAAGATGGGTATGATATGTACCTTGGAAACGAATACTATGCTGTTGATAAAAGGGAGAGCGGCTCTGTAAAGATTCTTCAAGACGACATTGTTACAATCTACGGAGAATTTACCGGGACAGCTGAAGTCACAAGAGCATTGACAATGACAAAAGATGAAATCCCTCGCATTGAAGTAAAGTACGCAGACCTTGTGGATGAATAAGGAGAACATAATGGAAAACAAAACGCCTAAGAGCGATTTGATTCCTTGCGAACACTGCGGTCACATGATTTCAAAAACGGCTAAGACCTGCCCTGAATGTGGCGGCAAAAACAGAAAATATATAAGCGCTGGCAAAGTTGTGCTTATAGTTGTCATGCTTATTATTTTTGCTTACCTTGAATTTATGCTTTCCGCTTCGTTCGCAGCGGGTTAATCTAAACGAAAAAAGCCAGCGGCTAGATGTTCTCTAACCACTGGCTTTTCTTATAGGCTGTTTACTTTACAATTTCACCGTGATAGGGATGGTACTCAACATTGGGCAAGGGCATCCAATACTTCACATCGTGCATGATGCACTTGTTGCCCCGGAGCAGAACCGGCTCGATCTCGCCGTTTTCGTCCGGTTCAAAGGAAAGCTGACCACTATCGACAACCTTTCCGTCACAAGCGATAACAGGCTCGTGGACGCACTCGCCGTAGTCAACGGTGCGCCAGAGTTTCAGCATGGTCTCGAAAGCGTAGTTGAGGTATTCCCCCATATCCTGAATCTTATCTGCGGTAAGCATAGTTATTCTCCTTTCACATGGGCATCTGGGTCTGGCCGTTTGTGACCTGAACCAACATAACGGAGTTCGCACACGGTCTCCACTTCTTGATGTACTCGACAGCTTCATCAAACCGCTTCTTCGGCACGTTGTTTCTGCTGTTTACATTGAACCAGTCCTGAATGTCTCGGTTGCATTCCATGAACAGCTTTTGAGAGACGCTGCGGCTCTTGTAGGCCGGGCTGTCCATGCCGCCAAGAGCGTTGATGACTACCGTGTTCACGACACGCTTCAACACACGCTGCTGGTTGTAGTCGATGGTCATAGTGTTCTCAAGAGCGGAAATGCGCTGCTCCTGCTTCATGGTGCGCTGGTCAATCACAAGGATTGCTTGCAGCTCCTTAGAAAGCCCTGCGAACTGGTTGACAGACACATTCTTCTCAAGGTCGATCAGCTTCTGGCGAATCTCCATACCCTCAGGTGTCCGCTGAATCATTGCAATGTGCTTTGCCATGTCCAGCTTGATGATGTGGTCGATTTGAACCTGTGGCATTTTACGCCCATCTTCACGGTGAACATTTTTGTTCTCCGTAAAATAGTCCGTTCCATCGACAAACCCGTATTCCACCATACGGGGAAACCAGATGTGATAAGGGGTCTTGATTTTGAGCTTTTCGTGCAGTTCCCGACCCAGCACTACCTTTTCGCCAGTGTCGGTATCATACACAGGGATAACATCTTCGGAGAAGATACGGATGTTTTCAAGGCTATTATTCATAAAATTTTATCCTTATGTCTTGCGAGAGCAAGCCATCTTTGGTATAATAACCCAAAGAGGGTCTATACTCTCTGGATGTGTTATGATACGTTCGCTGCGGTCGCCAAACTTTAGCGAGCGTATCATTTTTCGTTTTCATTGGTCTCCGGGATTGGATGCACTTCAAAGAATGTGTCACGGATGGCTGCTGCCTGTGCGACCTTGTGTTCGGTGCAATAGGCTTTCAGCCACTGGAATTGCCGTTCGGTCAGTGCAACAGTGAACGTGTGATTGTGCCGTTCGAGATAAGGACTGTACATAAACTCACCTCCCTTCATGTAGGTGCAACCAGTATATGCAATATGTTGTGGTTTGTCAATTACGCAAACGCTTAATGTAGTACTGGTATCTGTACAAAATCCAAAAGTTTGTAGACTTGCACAAAATTTAACTGTTGTTTTTGGCTGCTCCGGCTTCGTACCCTGCCCGGTAGTTCAGCTCGGACAGCTTGCCCAGCGCTTCTGCGTACTCCCTGTCCTCGCTGGTCGGCTCCTTGCCGTGTGTGAGGGTTTTTAGAAATTCTTCGGTTGTCGTAGGAAAGTTCATGTTTTTTGCTCCTTTCTATTGCAGAAGCGGTCTGCTTCTGCTATAATAATTGACAGAAACCGAGACTGCGCCCTTGGTTGCGCAGCTTCTGTTTTGTGGTGGAATAGGTCGTCAGTACTACTTTGGACGGTTGGGCTGGCGGCCTATTTTTTATGCCACAAAGGATAAATCTACCGTTGCTGGCTGATTCATCGTGTGTTCTGCTGCCTTAGATTATAGACGCTTGGTATATAGTTGTCAACAGCCCAATTTGTATAATTTGTACGTTAAAACACGTTTTAGTGTACATTTTTGATAGTGGTTTTGACACTTTAATGTGTTAGAATTGGGGAGGAAATTTATAGTAAAACTTGATAATACGATAATTATACAAGCTGTAAACTAACACGAAAAAGTGTTGATGAAAAATTGACCCTATTGATAGTAAACATTTAATTTTTTACTCTTGACAGTCATATATATCTGAGTTATAATTGGTTCAGAGAAAGGAAGATGCAAAATGAGGGCAGGAGAAATTGTTTCTGAAATCATGAAATCTCAAAATGTCAAGGTTTCAGATATGTGCTATAAACTAAAAATCAAATCGAATGTTTTTTGCAATCGGCTTGTTCAAAAAAACATGAGTGTGAAAGTTTTAGACGAAATGCTGAGAATCCTTGATTATAAAATTATGGTGGTTCCTAGAGGAACTAAAGTTGATGGCGGATATGATGTTGAGTAAAACGAATTGGGCGGAGGTGTGACATGCAATACTTCTTAGCTAGAGTGTCTAGTAAGGAACAAAGTCTTGCAAGACAGCTTAAAATCGCACGAGATCGGTTTGACATCCCGGACGAGAACGTATTTTGTGATAAAATGACAGGCAGTAGCTTTGATCGCCCGCAATATAAACGATTAAAAGAGACTGTCAAGGCTGGGGATGAGGTCATTGTTAAGGAATTTGACCGATTCGGGCGTGACAAAGACGAGATGAAGCGAGAACTTCAGTGGTTTAAAGAAAAAGGCGTGATTGTTCGCATCCTTGACATTCCAACTACGCTGATTGATTTTCAAGACCAGACATGGGTGCTGGAAATGGTGAACAACATCCTTATTGAAGTTTTGGGCGCAGTAGCTGAACAGGAGCGCAAGAAAACCAAGCAGCGTCAGGCAGAGGGTATAGCTGCTATGCCCATTGTTGACGGCAAGCGAGTGTCAGCCAGAACAGGCCGTAGCTTCGGCAGACAGGAAAAGCAAGTTGACGAGCAGCAGTTTGAAAGCCTATTAAAACAACAGAAAAAAGGCGAAATCACTGTAAAAGAGTGCTGCAAGCAGCTTGGCATAGGGAAATCCACTTGGTATGAGCGTGTCGAAAGATACGCAAATAAAAATAGCGGCAGCCCAACCACAAGCCACCGCTAAGAGTACACCAACTTCATCAAAACAGGAAAAAGAATGGTGCAACCACAGTATACCATTTTTTTCTCCAACAGGCAAGAGAAAAGGAGAACAACATGGAAAAGCAAAAACCGTTTTATTGGGATTTTATCAAAAAAGATGCAGATTTGACATTTCGTTCGGTTTTCGATTTTGTAAACTGCAAAGATTTTACTTCCTTTATGCTGGAATGCCAATCTAAGAAATGCAATGTTTTGTTTTATGATGAAAACATATTTTTTGATTTCAAGAAAGAAGGCCCTTCCGAAACGTTTAAGCGGCAAATGAGAGTTGCTCTTCTTACATTTATTTTGGAAAGCATTCCCGCAATAGCAGAAGATTATCTTGCGTATTTTAAGAAATACGCTGGATGGAAGAGCGATAAAACGTTTACTCCTACCTTAATCGAAAAGAAGGAAAGACTTGACCGCGAAACGTGGCTTGATGAGCAAGCGAACATTATTTGACCCGCCAGACATGGTGTCGGATTGCTGAACAGAACAGGCGAAAGGAGCAAGAGCCTATGGATAAGTGGAACAACAGAAACTCGTATGACTGGCTTGCGGGGGCAGTCGTTGGACTGCTTACCGGGTTCTTCATTGTGGTTGTGGTTGCGAGGTGCGTCATGTGATATTTTCAGCTGACATTGTCCGCAACTAAAATAAAACCGAATATTCAATTTTTGTGCAGTTGTAGGCACTCTTTACATTTTCAGGTAGGGGGTGCCTATTTTTTTATGCAGTCAAAACAGTGTATCGCCATCATTGACAGCATCAAAGCGTATGCAAAGCAGAATCCGACCGAAGCACAGGTCTATGAGGACTGGTTTCAGGCGGTCGTGAACCTTAGAGATGCTCTGCCGCAAGACAAGCGGTTCGATACCTACAAATACTCTGGGGAGCTGCGCTCTGTCTGTGCAGCCATGATGGGCAAGATGAAAACAGGCGAGGACGTGGCAAAGGTCTATGATATTATCAGCCGGACATACCTGTTTGAAGCAAAAGATGTGTTCGACAGCTATTGCATCTACCTTGAATGGAATCGTGCGCCAGAGAAGAAGTTCTACCAGCCTAGACGCAGAGTGCTGAAAGTGCTGGCAGACGACCTAGAGGACTTGTTCTATAAGCGGATAGATTTCTTGGGGGTTAGTCTTCCGACTCGCGTGGGCAAGAGTACGCTGTGCATTTTCTTCATCACATGGCTTATGGGCAACCGCCCAGACGTTGCATCGGTTATGAGCGGACATTCCGATAAGCTGACCAACGGCTTCTACGGCGAAGTACTGTCCATCATTACAGACCCTGTGACCTACAACTGGGGCAAAATCTTCCCTGACGTTCAGCTTGTGGACAAGAGCGCAAAGGACGAAAGCGTTGACCTGAACCGCAAAAAGCGTTTTCATACCCTTACTTGCCGCTCCATTGGCGGTACGCTGACTGGTGCTGTTGAAATTGGCGAGGGCGGCGTTCTGTATAGCGATGACTTGATTGAGGACTTGGAGGAAAGCCTGAATGTTGAGCGTCTGAACAACAAGTACGATGCCTATCTGAACCAGCTAAAAGACCGTAAAAAGCAGGGCGCATTGGAGCTGATGGTCGGTACTCGCTGGAACGTGCTTGACCCTCTGGGGCGCATCCAGAACCAGTACGCAGACAATCCAAAGTACAAATTTCGGGTGATTCCCGCTGTGGACGAGAACGGACACAGCAATTTCAATTATGACTACGGCGTGGGATTTGACGATGCCTACTATGCCGACATGAAAGCCAGCATTGACGATGCAACATGGTGGGCAAAGTACATGGGCAAGCCTTATGTGCGTGAAGGTCTGCTGTTCCCTGCCGATGAACTGCGGTATTTCAACGGCGTTCTGCCTGACGGTGAGCCTGATCGGAAGCTCATGGTCATGGATATTGCATGGGGTGGCGGGGACTTCACCGCCTGTCCTATTGCTTATGTGTACGGCGATGCCGTGTTCATTCCTGACCTTGTGTTCAATAACGGCGACAAGACCGTGACCAGACCGGAAGTCGTGGGCAAAATCATCCAGCACAAAATTAACGTGGTGCGCGGAGAAGCCAACAACGGCGGCGATGAATATTGTGATGTGGTAGACAGCCAGCTCCGGCAGCAGGGCTATCACTGCTCTGTTCGTAGCCAGCGTGCGCCAAGTGGTCAAAGCAAGCTGTCCAGAATCATCCAGTATGCGCCAGACATCAAGCAGTTCTACTTCCTTGACGAAAAGCACCAGTCGAAAGAGTACAAAGCGTTCATGGAGCAAGTGACGATGTTCACGCAGCTTGGCAAAGTTCCGCACGATGATGCACCGGATAGTCTGGCACAGCTTGCCGATGAATTGTACAACGGAATCAGTAAAATTGAGCCTGTCAAGAGGCCTTTTTGATTAAAAACACAATATATTGTGTTTGCTGGGTCTATTTATTTGATTTCACCACTTGACAAGGCTTATAATGTACGCAGGAAGTTTTGCAGCTTCCCTTAAGGAATAACTCGGCGTAGCGAGGTTTTGTCATTTTTACTCGCTTGCGCGTTAACGAGTGTATTCCTCCTTTCACCGGTGGAGGTTTTCTCACTCTTTCGCCTTCACCGGGCTTTATATGTTGCGTTTCCAATTGTAAGGGGAATGCTATCCTGTCTCCCCCACGGCTAGCAAGCAACGGTTCGATTCCGTTACGCAGCACAACCAACTACCTAGCTTTGCATGGACTTATTCTACAAAACCTCCACCGCTATTCCCGGCTCTCAATGTAATGTTTAGGCATGACATTTCAAAGAGCGGCGGTTAAACAATTAAGCCGGGTTTTTATGTTGCATTAGCTCAGTATGGCTAGAGCATCCGGCTCATAACCGGACATACATTGGTTCAAATCCATTATGCAGCACCAAAATTGCAGCTGACCCGTTTACGTCTGTCCAACAACTGAATGTAAAGGCTGCAATGGTTTTCTTCGGGCGAAGAATAGCACGGCTGGAAGTGCGAACAGTTTCCCAGTAGCTTCTGACAGGTCTGTGCTCAACAGCCT